GAAAATATCATTGCAGGCCGACTCTATTGTGCTAGGTGTATGCAACGGGCCCTCGTAATGAGTGCAGAGGTTTATTCACACACAAAAGGAAAGTAATTATGGCGGCAAATAACGAACTGAGCGAGATTCAACGGCGCGTGCTGGACTACGTAAAGCAACACCCGGACCAAAACGCTAAGCAAATCATCTGGAATTGCGTCAACACATCATTGAACGTGGCTGAGATCCGCCAAGCCCTGTCGAATCTGACCGCATCGGGGTATCTTATCGGATCTGCGGACACTCCAATACGCTATAAACCAGTTGGTACATAATAAGAGATTACGAAGCAAATGGGGAAAACGTCATTAAATTGGATTAGCGCCGGACAAAAATTCGGTCAATGGACAGTAACAGGAAAATCCGTGGTAATTAATCGATCGCGCAACTGGGAATGTCGTTGCGATTGCGGGACCGTAAAGTTTGTTCAGCAATACGCTTTACATACAGGTGGGAGCTTACGATGCTCAAATCATCCTCGCCAGATTATACACGGACAATATACCAGTAGAACTTATCGGGCATATAGAGCGATGGTTAGCAGATGCCTTAATCCGAACGTTGAATCATATCCGAATTACGGTGGCCGGGGTATTACGATTTGCGAAAGATGGCTGAAATGCTTTGAAAACTTCTATGCGGACATGGGCGACATACCAGCGAAAATGAGCCTTGACCGAAAAGACAATAACCTTGGGTACTCCAAGGATAATTGCAGGTGGGCAACCCAGAAAGAACAGCAAAATAACAGAAGGTCAAATGTACGGCTGACCTACGATGGACTAACTTTAACAATTACTCAGTGGGCCGAGCGACAACATATAAACCAGCATACGATGCAGCAGCGATATAGGCGCGGATGGGACGTTGAGGCGATTCTGACAACACCGCCCGGGCCAAATGGAAAGAAAAAAGCGATAAAGTCGTTTATTTCGGCAGATGAACAGATGCGCTACCGAGCGGCTGGAGGCGAGTTGAGGTGACAAAACAAATCTTTCGATTCCAGTACCGATGTAGAATGTGCCTCACGATATTTAACTGTAATTGTCATCCTGCCCGGTTTCAATTACTAGCAGCGATAATACATTCATTGTTCTCTCCCAAGATATTACATTACTGTGATGACGGATCACATGGAATAGCTGATTTAATCAGCGCGAAAAAGGAGCCAAAATGACCCAACCACAAATTGACCTATCGCCACTTGAGCTAGCCGTATTGTATTGGATTAAAGCACACCCCGGCTATGATTGGCATTCTGTTCAAGAGGGATTTATACCTGAATCATTTGAGGAACTTGACGCTGTTCTCGCATCGCTAATCAGCAAAGGCTACTTGACGGCTTCGACTGAAACCTCGGCTAGGTACACCCCGGTCGAGCATGAAGCAAAACCCCAGCGCGCCCAGGAGCAGCCAGCGAAGTTGCGAGAGCGGATATTCAATGCACTTACAGATGACGTAACGAATAATCCTGATAAATATCCTATTGTTGTTGAGGCAGTCGGTCCCGTATGGGATACGCATCCCACCCCGGAAATGCTTCAGAGATGCGCCGACATAGCCGCCGCGCAAGTACCGACCGTGGGCATGGATGGTGTGAAGTTGCGCGAATATCTTGACGATGAAATAGCTCGCTGCTCCACCGAGAAATTCACATCAGAGATACATGGTGAGAGTATCGGGCTAGAGGCAATACTTGCCGCTCTTGACCGTGGCGATTTCAACTCGCCTACCGTGCCCGTTTCTGGCGTGGAGGCCGTTAAAGCTGCGTGGGATGCGTTTGTTGATAAGGCCGAGAACCAAGACGACTATTTCCGCAAGCGCCTGACCTTGCATAAAGCGATTGATGCCCTCACCCCAGCGCCCGAGTCGAGCGATACGCAAGTAACAGTCGATTACGGTGAGTCAGATGACCATTGGCGTGTTGCAAAAATAACCTGTGGTGACCTGCCCAAAATGACCGTCTGGAAAAGCACAGATGCCGGCCGTCAACTGGCGCAGGAGCGGTTCGGAAAGGATGACAATGGCGAATAAAACACACGTTGAAATCTGTTTTGAGGTGGCGAAACTTTACGTATTGTCTCACCTTGATTCTATGCACCCAAATATTACGGTCGAGCAAATACAGACGGCGATAAATAAAGTGGGCAACGCATTAAACGATCTACCGCCTTTATTTGAAGAGGAAAACAAGCAGCAATAGCCCATGGGGGGGGGGGGATTCGGAAAGGGGAGCGATGACTAAAAAACTAACAGCAATTGAATTGATCGCAAAGGAACGTCTACGGCAGATTGAGCGTAATGGCTACACGTCCGAACATGACCGAAACCATCTCCACGGTGAAATTGCGCTGGCTGCGATTTGCTACGCTTCGCCGAAACGGGCTTATATCAAGAAACGGTTTCCGGTAGGATGTGGCTGTCGAAGCGTCGGCGACTGTCCCCATCTTTTTGGCGAAAACAAATACATCGATCCATGGCCGTGGGGAGATGAAAGCGATAAACGGTTATCCATTTTTGATAAGAAGCGTCCTAACGCAACCCTCGATAAATGGAACCGTGTGAGGAATCTCGTAAAAGCAGGCGCACTTATTCTCGCTGAAATTGATAGGTTACAGGCAATGGATGACAGGGCATATGAGATTGTTCAAAAAGACGAGGACCTTTTATCAGCCCTGCAATAGCCCGCAGAACCAACGGAGGGAAGATGACCGAGAACGCTAAATTAAGAACTGCGATCATTGCTCTTATCTGGAGTGGGTCGTTCCTAATCATCTTTGTGGGAATTGAGAGAATGGAATCACCATGGAAATGGACGGTTGCAATTCTCGTGTTTGTGAATGTAACTGCCAACTTCACCGCAACAGTCATAGTGTGGCGCCTTTACAAAGACTAGCCCGTAAGAATCGGCCACCCGGCATCTTTCAGCAACAAATCATTCCACTGCTGCCCGAGGACTTCAGCCTTGTTGCCGTGGTCGATCACCTCCAGCAACTGTTCTTGTGTGAACTTCTCGTCGTTCGCAATGATCGCCTCATAGCCATGGCGCATCACCACCGGCAGCGATTCTAGGCTGATTTTTTCTGGTAAGATCGCGAGCCCGGTTGCCTGATGCAAAATGTCGTATATCTCAACGGTTTCATTTCTGATCTGCTGCAAAATAGCCGCGTGGGTGTTAACAGGCTCGCCCTTCATCGCACGATAGAAGAGTAACGCACCACCCCGCTCAATTGCTTGCGCCGCACTACAGACACAGATAAGGACCTTACATTCAATTCCGCTCATCTCATTTTCCTTTCGTTATCCCGTCTAACTGGCCCTGAAGTCTCATAATCTTACCGTCATCGACAATCCTAAATGCGCTCTCGGTCGAGAACTCTTTTGTTAGGGTATCGACCTTCGCGTCAATATGTCCCACAAACCAGCATAGCGCCAACACGAATAAGATATTAAATGCCACAGCCGCCATCTGTCCATCGGTAAACATCCACCGCCCAGCCTGTCCATCCGCTCGACCGTTTTGTTCTCGCTCTTTCTCGTAAAGCTTAATTTGTGCCAGTATCTCTGTGCCGTCTTTCGGCTTGTAGATCATGGCATTGGCGCCGTGTTTTTTAAGTAGGACGCGATCAACGATCTTATTCACACGTCCAGTGAACATAAAGATCAGGCAGTCACGGTCATATTTGCGAATGAAGTCAACCAGGTCCCATCCGTCCTCGTGTTTAGAAATCGCAATGTCTATCAGGAAAATCGGCGAACGGTATTTGGGATCGACGTAGAGCTTGAGAAATTCAGCGCGGAAGTCGTCGGGGGTGAGAACTGAGCGCGATTCATAGCCGTGGTCCTGAAACGCCAGCGGCAAAAAGCCCGCAATATCAGGGGCGTTGTCGATTACGAAGATCAGCGGTTTGTCGCTAGGTGTGAACATACCATTTCAAGAAGCCAAGAACGCCGAATGTTCCAGTTACAAGCAGGCCGACCAGGACAAAGATAATTTGAATACGGGTTAGTTTTGCGTTTTGGATTTGAATATCAAGTAACTGCTCCTGCTTACCCGTGACCCGAATCTGACTAGCCCCGGTTTTTCGGCTATCATCTTCAGCAAGATCGACGACGCCATCCATGCGCTGTATTGTTTCCTCGAATTTGCCAGCGAGCACGTGAATAGCTTCGCCAGTTCCTACAGCCTGGGTGCTTGCTGTTGCCACAATCTTATTTAACTCCCTTTGCTGTACGAGTATCCTGTCCTGCTTTTTATTAATCTCGTGCAGCAGCAGTCGAAATTCATCTTGAGCCACTTTCGTCCGCCCTCATCGGTTCAATTTCCATCCTGTCTGGCATCTGATTATTAGGGCTAATGTCAGATGCCGATCTACTTATGATCCGACGTGCAATAAATACCGCCAAGACAACGAAAGCCGCCGATACAAATCGGGCCATCTTTGTTCAACTCTTTGCGGAATTCCCACCACGTACATTTCGTACATTCCCAGATGCTTCTATCGGGCGCATAAACAAAACATTCATCGCCGTAAATATTACGCAAGAATCTGTATTCGTGCTTACAAAAGAAATGTCGAACAAATCGCCAGAGCATAATCACTCGGTTGCCGCCGGATACCCAAGGGCTTCCTCGCGTAAGAGAATCTCTTTTACCGTCGAGTCGAGTTCTACATCTGATTCATCAAACAACTCGCTTGACGGGCGTCCTGCGCTCTGCTGCCACTGCTTCCATAAGAGGATCGCTATAGGAACATATGTGGCCCCGAGCAAGGTTATCTGATTGATCGTAGTGATGACTTGGCTGGTCGTTGTCGGTGTGGGTGATGACATAGATTCTCCTGTTAATCCAGCCGCGAATACGCTCTACGTTCTTCGGCGTTTTCAGCATATTCAAACCAGTCAATGTCAATTCCTTTAACGTGCAGGCCATCCTCTGTGCGCGCATCGACGCTACCCGATTCAGGGTGCCGTCCGACAATGATGAGCCGTGTCCCCGCTGGTAGTCCGTGCGATTCGTGGGTTAGAAGTATTATATTCTTCATAGTTACTGTGTCAGCGCCAAAATCGTATTAATCGTCGCCACCGCCAGATTGTACAGCGAAACATAATTAGGGTCGGTGCTTATCCCGGCAATCTGTGCGATGGTGTTTGCGATTTGCTTGCCGAGATCGAACAGCGCCTTTTTGTTCGTCGCGTCAAAAGTCGTGAATAGCCGGGCGTTGGTATTAAACGTCTTCGTATCACGGGCAGCTTTCAATAACAATAGGTCGACTTTGTGGGTCTTTTCTTTGCTGAGCAACCCCTGTCTATTGAGATCGCCTACCAGGTTCGATAGTTGATATAGCGTATGCGCCTCTTCGTCAGAGACACGCGCCGCCGTAACCAGGGGCGGCTCAGGGACACCGGTTGACGGCTTTGGGCCGCCACAGCTCGACTGCATCACGACAGCGGCGCAAAGGATGGCGAGCGTAGATTTGCGAATAGGTTTCATATAGTTTCCTTTATGCGGTCTTAAATTCTTGCGGCACCCAGTCTTTACCACCGTACCTTCGCCGCGATTTCAAAACCGATTCAATTAGTTTTGCTGTTGCTTCTTCAACCGATGACGCCTGACAGGAAAGTCCGAACGTTGCATCTTCGCCGCAATCCCATGAATTTTCACCCTTACCAGGATGCGGAATTCCTTTGGGAATATCCATGTCGGCACGATAGAATTGGTCTTTAAAAGGAGAGCGCGGGCGTTTACGGGTAACGAGTTCGATCTTACAAGTTCCTTCGTAAACCGATTCGGGCATCGCGATCTTAATCCGCTCCTGTGCGATCAACTCATACGAGCATTTAATATCGCCAAAAAGGATTTCTCGCGGCTCGAATTTGTGCGTGCGAACGTACCACGGATCTTTGCTGGCCGAACACATCGGATCAGACCAGAGAAACCACCACAGCGCCCACTCGTGGGTGTGAAAGCCAATCTCCCGGCCACTGCCATAGGTTTCGTCTTTGCGCTTCGTTTTGTCCTGTATCCAGTTTTCAAGCTGATAATGATCCAGGTGCGCGTGGAGAGAAAAGAAAAGGAACGCTACGCTTATTGACAGCGCGCAATCATAATGCGCCAAGCCGATGTCAAAACGGAGTCCGCGCCATTTGAACAGATTCCATTCGAAGCCGACGCAACGGTCTTTGCCGAAATGAAACCAGCAGCGACCATGACGCAGAATCGAACCTTTGATTTTCCCAAGACGGTCTTCATTAAGGTTTTGCGCGTGAGTATACATAACTAAATCACTCCCTTATTCGAGCTCACCACAGCGACCGCTTCTTTGATTGTAGCTTGCGGCATCGCAGCCTGGGCACTCAGCGCCCGTTGAATCGCCAACTTGATCGCATCGGCGTTGGTATTGACTGAGACTGCCGGATCAGCCTTCAGTTGTTGCGCCAGTCCAGCGATAGCATTCAGATCGCTGTTTGAAATCCCAGCTAACACAGCGCCGGTGTCGATTTTTATTGACGCTTCTTTGGTCTTGCGATGCGACCACCAGCTTGAAAGCGAGAGCGCCAAGGCCGGTATCACGAACGGCACCATATCGTGTTGTAGCAGACTTGTGATTGCCGGAGATAACTCAACACCATACTTTTTCGCATACCAGCCGCCTAACTCCGAGAGGAGGACCAAGGCCGCCGATCGCAGTGTCGATTCCAAAGTGAGTTGACTTGGCGTGTCCATCGAGCCTCCGGGGTCAGACTGATGGGGGAATACTAACACGACGGTTTAACTATTTACAATTCTTTTCGCTGCACAGCGCCCACAGCCGCGCGGCCTCTTCCGGGGTTTCAGCGCCAGGACCAGCCGCGTGACAACCGAGGAAGCATTCAACGCGATAGTTCCACATCTTGTGCTTCTCGGGATTGGTGAACATCACCGGATGCGAGTCTGTGCATTCAGGATTTGGGCATCCGGTTAATTCGATAGGCATCATTCTCTCAACCTTTCAATCGCTGTCGCCAGTAACGGTACATCACCGATCTGGTTAACTGTAAAACCTGATGCTGGTCAATCGGTTGATCGTGGATGCGCCGGACCTTCTTCGCGATTCTCAATCTCCCTTTATCATACCAAGGGCAGGCGTAGATCAGCCCCGCATAATCAGGGACTTCTTCCGGCGTGATCATCCCTTGCGGCACGACGTAATAAAAGTAATTTGGTCGTCGGACCGTCACTTCTATACGGTGGCGCGGTAGGTCTGGATAATAAATCTTGACCGGATCGATCATCAGCGCCGACTTCTCCTTCTTCGCGTCGGCCTTGAAATCGCTCTTGCTGATTTTAATCTCGAATTCGTGGACCATCAGATTCTTGGTCACTGACACGAAATCGGACTCCCAGCCAAAGACGCAGCTATTCGGGTTGACCAAGATATGACCCTTGCTCACACAATGGAAATATAACAGGTCCTGAATAGCCGCTTCTGTTAGCTGGATTTTCGGTTGAGCGCTCATATTAATCCGCAGCCACCGCCTCCGCCCGCTCAGGCGCGCAGAAGTCCTCGATAATCTTGGTGATCTGCGAGACTCGCTCGCCTGCCATCGTCTTGAATCGCGGGTTAGTCACTAGCGCATGAATCATCGCGCGGCCGGCCTGTTCGACCATTGCGGCATAATCGGTATAAATAACGCCGTCAACGTACACCGAGATAGCATCACCGGCCTTTGGGGATTTGGTCGATGAGATGCGCCAGCCGTAGTGGAAGTCGCCCGGCTGTCCGACAACTTTGATCGCAGCGCCAAAGTAAAGTTCATCGGGGAACTTGATCTTCGTTTCGGTGATTGACTTTTTCGGGAAGGTCTCGCCGCCAGATTCGATCTCGCCGATCTCAGCGGTAACACCGGTTTCCTCGTTCTGATGGAAGAATCCAGGCGTTGTGCCATCACCGTTCGGCCCGTAGTGATTTTCGTCGCCGTCGTCCGCTGCTTCTTTTTCTCCCTCATCTGAGGCGAAGAATCCTGCAACGTTTTCCGCACTACTCTTCTTCGACTTTTTCAGGACGGCCTTGGTATCCTCATTCTTCGACGGTTCGATGAGTGCGTCAAATTTAAGAGTGCCTTGCCGTTCATCTTCGGTAATCGGCCTACTTCCCATCCTAATATTCGTTCCGGCTTTGTATAGCCACGCCTCACCACTTTCCGGGTGTGGTTCAGCCCGAACCTTGATGATTTCTTTTCGATAACCGCTGTTGTATTCTTCGGTTAGGCGTTTTCGCCGCTCTTTGAAGCTATCAGCGCGCTCTTTGAAATCGGCATAAACACTTCGCCGTTCTTCAAAGAAATCGAATTCTTCCTGCGACACGTGCGCCAGGTTAGCGCCGATTTCCACAAGCTCGGAATCCTTGATCTTATGCTTATATTCGTAATCCTCGATTTTGTCTTTCATTCGTGCTCCTTTTCTATTTCAATCTACACAATCCAGATATGCCTTTATGAATTCTTTGGCGACTTCTGCATTGATTCCATCGCCATAACCGCGCAATCGCACCATTCGGGCGGGAGCGCCATTAACCAGCGGGGATGAGCCGGGTCTAATTGCCCGATAACTTCCTTCGGGGTATCTTGGCTCTGGTCGGCAGTAAACCCACTCTGCGTCTCGCCAGAATCCGTTAACTGGGCCTGCCTCGGTAGCTGATCCAGTCGTGATCGCTCCGAGCCGTCGGGGTCGATTCCCACCGTTGCCATTCCCAGCGTATCCTTGTAGTCTCGCTCCGCCGGAGTCGTCCAAGATGCCAGCTTGACTTGTGTTGAAAGGTTCGCGGTCCCAATCCCCTTCATCTTCCCCACTGCCAAATGTCTCGCATTCCTCTCTTGTCGCTTCTCCGGTATCTCGTCTATTTCCTGACTCCGGGGCGTTGCCCATCCCGTCAACATTGCAGCCTGGGCTAGCGTGTAACCGAATCCGTTCCCGTTGCCATTCCGTTCCTTGCAAGCAATCCGGCGCTGGTTCAGTTTCTCTTCGTCCTTGATTTCGTAATTGTTCGCTGTCGGTGTTGGCCAACTCGTCAGATTCGCCGCTGCCACCAAACCGTTGCACGGGCCGTCCGCTACGTTCCCATGCTTTTCCGCATCGTTCGCTCTGGGAGTCGGCCATGAAGAAAACACGGTGTCGGATATGGGGAGCGCCGACGCCCGCAGCAGGGGTAATACACGACCCGAGGGCGTAACCTGCTCCTTCCAGGTCAGCCGAAACAAGGTCGAACCAAGCCTGTCCGTCGTCTGTTTTAATTTCTCCTGCAAAGAGCGCGTCAAGTTCTCGCTCGCCTGTCGAATAGCTGTTTTCTGGCGCATAGCATCCGCAATAACCAAGACTCGCCCCGCTCCCCACTTGTTCATCATCACATTCAGGGCTGTAATAATTACCCTGATATTGTCGGCTGTGTAGCCGCCGTTCGGGTCTATCCTGTCCAGTGATGGGCTGTTCCAATCGCCATCCAGGTCGAAATGAATCCCCGTTAATTCGCATCGTCCAGCATCGATCCTCGTTTGTATGTTCTCGGTATCCAGATCGAATTGAAGTCCGGCTGTACGCGCTCTGCATCTGGCTGAAGAGACCAATGCCGATGCCCGATTCTTCCGCCGCCAATCTTTGCGCTGACCAGATGTCCGCGTCTCGTTTACTAATCGCCTCTTGCGCTCTTGTTCGTTCTGGCAGTCCTTGCACGTACCGCGAAATCTCCGCCGGGATCCATGCGTCCGAAATTCTTCGCAACTCTTCTCGGTCTGACAAACCCCGCAGGTAATCAAAATCACCCGATGCCCGTCCGACGACGTGACTACTCGCGACCTGCTCCCCAAATAAGACTGGCGGTCGGCAGGCATCGACGAGTTTGAAGAATGCAGGCCAGAGGTGCCGTTCGTCGCTGGTTCCTTCTCCGAGCCCGGCGGTGCTGAAAGGCTGGCAAGGACAACTGGCAGTCCACACGGCTCTGTCATCACCCCAACCTGCGTTTCGCAAAGCATAGGACCAGATTCCGACGCCGGCGAACCAGTGGCATTGTCGAAACCCAGCAACATCGGCTGGTAAGACATCTTCGATTGAACGTTCATCAACTTCTCCGTCCGCTATTAGTTTCCGTTTGATCAACTCACGTAACCAAGCCGCCTTTTGTGGATCAAACTCGTTATAGTATGCACTCAAAACGGCATTCCTTCCTGCACCTTCTCGACCTTCGCGTTGATCGCGTCAAACGCCTTCTCGATCCACAGGCGGTAATCCGTGTGGGGTTTCCCCGAATTCAAAACGCGCCTGTCTTGCAACTGTGAACGCGTCAGCCAGGATCGTCTCGTCGAAAACCTCTTGCCCCTTATCGGCCAATTCTAAAACCTGTTCGCTCGTCAGTTTGAGTCCACAATTCCAGCATTCAAATCCAGCTGCCGGTGCATATGGGCCGACCGAGAACGCTTTACAGCCAATGCAGTTTTGCCAAACCGCCAGTTGCGGGTGACGATCTTTCGAGCTTGGTGGATAGAACGGGCCGCCGGAATGTTCAATTGATTCGGCGCGGCCGTGCGAGAATATCAGGAAAACCAGCGCCAGCCCACTTTCGTTGACCAAACGAACAGCTTTCTCTTTCTCGGTTTCATTCGGTAACTGGGATTTCACTTCGGCCCAAATCTTCTGATCGGTTAGATAGAAATCGGGAAGATAACGCAAACCGTTCAACTCAAAACCCTCAGGTTCATATTCAAACGGAATTCCGAGTTGATCCATAAAGACCGCCCACCGAGCTTCGTTGCGCGACCGAAAATTGATTCCACGGTATACGGTTTCAATTGCTTTCATCGTCTCTACCATATTGTAAAAACCTCTGCCCTGGGGCTTCGTCTGAATACTGACCGTTGAGTTTGTTGAAGAACATTTCCGCAACACCGATGTGCCCGTTTTCTTCAAAGCGAACTTTCTGAATGTGAATATCGACGGCTTTGGAATCGTCCAGCTTATCCCGGTGGACCGTCAGCGCCATATCTGGTTTGTTGTACCAGTGGGCGCTATCAGACACGTCGTATGGCGTCGGTACTGGGTATTCGCCGTCTTTGTCTTTCTGTAGCTTCTGGGGATGCGCCACGACCCAGACATGGACTTGATGACGCCGCGCAAACTGTCGGATTTTAATTAGAGTCTTTCCCACGTATTCGGTCAGGCTCATTCCCTTTGGTCTGGTATGGTCGAATTCGTTCCAGGGATCGACCACAAGTCCCTTGATTCCACGCCTGAAAACCTCAACTCGCGAAAGTTCTAATATTCTTTCGATTGTCATTTCGTCGTCTGGCAGCAAAAAAGAAAAGTGTTTATCGAGCCAATCGATACCCTGGTTTAGCTGCTCGGCGGACATTCGCTCGTTCGGGCCTTCACGAAAAGGCATTCCGTTAAAGCACGAAATCAATTCCGCTGCGTGTCGCTGAAGTGGCTGATGCTCCGGTGAGCAAATCGCGAATTGCCAACCCAGGCTCTTTGCTAATTGGACGACGTGCCAGCCTACCCAGCGCGATTTGCCCGACGATGGTATTCCCGTAACGAGAGTCCATTCACCCGCACGCGGTCGGTAGAACTTCGCCAGATTGTCCGTTCCGGGATACTCGCCGCCCGGCAATGGTTTGTAGTACAGGCCGACAATATCGTCTTCAATGTCCTTAATGCTGTAGATTCCAGCAACTGGAACTGGTTGAACGTCGGCCAAGCATTCTTTCAAAATATCGACGCCATAGGTCATCAGCACATCGTTTGCGTCTTTGCAGTCTTTCGGCCACGCAACGGTAAAGCACTTTTCTGGACCTAATCGCCTGATCAATTCGTTCTGCAGGCCACGTCCGGCAATATCGTTATCGACCGCGATTATGTGACGGTCAATCGATTCAAGCTGAACCTGTGAACTGGCAAGATAGGACAACCCCCGTTCGTAATCCTTCGATGCGCCACCGCCAGCACCGTTTGGAACGGACACCCTGTTCGTATATTCGGCGACATCCAAAGAGAGCGCGTCAACTTCGCCTTCGACCCAATAAAGCGGTTCGCCCGCTTGGATCCGGTCCAGTCCGTAGAGAACCAGTTCCGCGCCCTTTTCCATTTTGAAATGTTTGCCACGAGCGCGGTATTTAACATTCACGACTTCGCCGTCCCGGAAGTACGGAAAACAGATCGCGCCTACTTCGCCCTCAACTTGCGGCATCCAGACTTTGCGGTATTCGATCTTGTTTGCCAGTAAAACCTCGTCAGTAATCCCGCGCGTCTCAAACCAGGCGATTACTTTTTCGTCAAGTGCGAGCTCGACAGGTTTATATTCCGGCATCTTGAATTTCTTTTTCACCGCCCGCTGATGATCGGAAATCGCAACAGTGGAGTTTGATTCAAAAAGATCGGACGCGTTCAGCCCCTTGCTCGCCAGTACGGAATCAGTATCGCATCCAGCATGGCAGATCATAACTACACCATCGTTACCCTGAGTTATCGACAGTGAAGGCGTGCTGTCGTTGTGGGCCGGGCATTTGGCCTTAAATTCTTTGCCAGCCTTTTTAGCATCGAAGATTCTAACGATTTCGTAGAGTTTCATACCGCCGCCCTCTTCGGCTTTCCAGGAGCATTTTTAGCTTCTACAGGCTTTCGATACTTATCCAAGGCATTGACAAAATACGTGTCGTAATGGTCGCAAAGATCGCCAATCCAGTGCCGGTCGTTTGGCGTGGCAAAATAGTTTTTAAGGGTTTTTCTCCAGTCGTCAATCGAGGGATTGTAAAACCGCTGCATCGTGACAATCGCAACCTGATCGTTGACGCTATTGCGGTAGGGTAGTTTTTTAAGCCGCTGGAATTCGTCTCGGAAAATCCAAATCAGATCTTCGGTGCTCGCTGCGTCAGGCTCTTCCTGTGGTAGTTCTTTACGGTCTATTCCCTTGGGTAATAAGAATTCCTTAGAATCCGCAACTTTCGTGCCAGTGCTGGATGCTACCTTTTCCGTATCCTGGATAGGGGGTTTTATTTCCCCGATGCTAGGTTTTATTTCCTGAATAGTAGGTTTTATGGCCTGAATGCGGGGTTTTTTTATTGGACAATTTTCTTTGGGATTTATTTTTGATAGGTCCAAAGTGTACTCGCTTCCGTTGCCCCGACCTAATCCACGTTGAACTATTGTGACGATTCCGCGACCCTCAAGACGCTTCAAAATCCGTTGTGTTTGACTTTCTGATTTACCCAGTTTCCAGATAAGAAGCACCATTCCAGGATAACAATTCGTCCCGTCGTCGTCAGCGTAGTAACAGAGAACTGATAGAACTTCGCGCTCTGGCCCGTCTATATCCAAGTCCCATAGGGCAGAACTGAGCTTGTGTGACAAACCGGAGATTCCTCACATTCTCTGCCCGCCTGAGCCGTCTTCAAAAGAAGGCGCTTTGCAGCCGCGCAATGAAATTGCCTGCTACATAATCGTATCGTCTGCTGGTTTGACGAGTTTCAACCCCGGCAAGCCTTCAGTCTCAAGGCGTTCGATTGCCGCCTTTGTGTCGTAAAACTTTTGCCTGTGATATTCAAGACTGGACTTGAGGGCCTTGACCTGTTGCAGCTTTTCCTCTGCGGTCGGACCTTCCAGATCTTTCCGCTCGCGTTCGAGTCGTTCCAGCTCAAACTTTTGCTTCTGTTTTTCGCGGTCATCGCGCCGTTGCTGGCGTTTAAGTTTTTCGTAGTCAGGATCACAGATAGTGCCTAAAACCTCTTCCATCCCGCGTTCGGCGCCTTTGACTAAATCGCGTTGAAGATGCCAGGCAATCGACTTGATTTCGTCGTAAAGGAAGTCGCGGAATTCGGCGGTCTTTTCGTTGGCCGGATCCCACGCATTGCCCCGGACGATCTGTTCGTAGAGGGAATCGACGTGATCAGACAGCGGCATAACAAACATCCGCTTCGTGATAAATGCAGGTTTTGTTGACATAGAATTGCCTGCTAATTGAAAATCGATTCTGTTGGCGGGTCTGGTTTAACGGTGACAGCGTTCGAACCACAGCGGTTTCTTGAAAGGATTGGCAACCGCAGCTTTGATACTTACAAACATCGGTATGATTCAGGAAAACTGGCGCGTGATCTGCATATCGGTGCCCGCACTTTCCGCAAATGTTGTGATTGTAGTTGTGCATCTTTACCTCCAAAAACAAGAAAGCCTTATCGGATTGGTCGTGCCGTTTAGCGGTGTCCCGAAAGAAGAAAAGACACTGGCAACGACAAACCCGATAAGGCTTCGCTGAAGTTAAATTGCTTTCTTCTTTCTACCGAGCCGGCCGCTAAACCAGCATCCTTTTCAGGACGCCCCGATTATGCATAAAACAACGATTCATTACAAGTCAAAACTTGTGCCGTTGGAAGATTTCTACGCGATTTATTCAACTCTCGTAGACTGACCACTCCGATTGAAGGTCCTTTTTCAATACCACGAACGGCACTCCCCGCGGACGACGAACCATTGCGTAGCTACCACTGACGGCCATAATTCTGATTACACCGTGCTTATAATTCCATCGCTGGCCAGGCTGGACGCCTTCAGATGCCGCGACCTTTTTATTAGCCATCAAGCTACCCTCGCTTCCGGTTTCTTCGCGCGACTTTCTCCCCGGACGGTACGCCCAGTGGGAAGAACTATTTTGCCATCTTCTCGTACGTGCTTCCAGTGGCGGCCTAAAACAATATGGCCAATTGCTGATTCTGATACCAAGAACCGATCACCGATCATTTTATACGTAAAACCTTGAGCACGTAGCGACTTAATGACCGGAATATCGCTCTCTTTTAGTTTTGCGCTTCCGATCCGTGTTCCACACTGGCCTCTTCTTCGCGGCCTACTATGCAAGGTGTTGCCCTGGGATGTAAGATACTCAAGATTATCGAGGCGATTGTCCGTCTTATTCCAATTTTTATGATTGACCTGATGCCTATCGGGACAATCCCCTAGAAAAGCAGCAGCAACTAGAACATGTATGCGAAAAGGGTGACGTACTCGATCACCCTTTGACAAATCAACCTGAATATACCCACTAGTGAGGCCACCACAAAGAATACGCATCGGCACAGGAGAAAGATCAATCCCGTATCCATGTTTCACGTATGATCTGACGTGCCCCATATTCGAAACTTCATATCTACCTTCAAAACCCTTGACCCATCGCCACTCTTCTTGTTCCTCAGGAATTATGTTAGATTTGTTCTCAGTCATTGATGCGAATCTCCTTACAGGTTCGTCGATTTGATTAGAGCCAGGGAGACGCTCAAAACATCTCCCTGATTCGCATCCATGTTAACATAAATGTCCATAAAATCAATTAGTTATCTCCCTCAGAAGCAGATCGCGGCCCGCGCGGGGTTGCCGTGCTCAGTTGATCTACACGCGGGATTACTTCTGTCTGGCCTTAATAGCCCGCTCGATCAAGTCAAACGCCAGCCCGCTTCGAATCATCGGCGCTGTACATCTAACGACCAGCCAGCCGAGAATTGCTGCTTCTGAGTATTTCTCACAATCTTTCGAGTAATCCATTCCTTTTGTATGGCCGCCACCCTTGGGAATGAATACACCACCCTCAAACTCAACAGCGATCTTCAACGAAGTAATCGCCCAGTCAAATCGCCACAGCCGGACGGGGTGAAATCGATGTTCGAGCGCCCAGGTCGTTCCATGGGTCATTAGGTATCGCCCGAGGGTTTCCTTTTCCTTCGATCTATGGCCGCGCTTTGGGGGCTTGGCGCTGGCAAACAATTTCGACTTCGCGCGGAAATCTTCGAATTCCTGATCGGTCCAGCCCACTTTAGCCTACTTTCTTTTCCCACCTACGCCCGCATCCGGGCTTGTGGCAGCCATAGTCAACCGTGTCCATCCACCGGGGAGAATATCGCCAATATTCGCGATGGAAAAAGTAGCAGATGAGCCATTTGATCATCGTTTCACCCTGCGTTCAACTGCATCAGGCGGTATTAATAATAGCAATCTTCGAGATGCCAATCCAGTTCAAGCGATTTGGGGTAGTCCATTCTAACCGTGTGGCCGTCCTTGCGCTCGGTATCACAGTCGCATTTGTCGATAGCCATCCAGTATTTCATCGTGTCAAGCGTGGCCTTTAGTTCCTGCACCTGAGCCGCCATCTGGCTGACTTCCCGATCTTTCTCTTTTGCGTCCTTGGCGGTCAGCGCATTCGCATCATCCCGGCCACGTTTATATGCAGCGGTTAGCCCGTCAAGTATAGGCTGCGAATCGTAAAAACAATCGGCAAGATCGGCAGCGTCCAGTTGACTAACCACCAGTTCGTTCCTCGACTCCAGCCATTCGGCCGCGTCATTGGTAATCGAGACTTCGGTTGTGGGTTTATTATCGGGCATCGATCTTCTCCTGTGTTAGCACCGGCACTTCAAAAGGCGCGTTGCCATAATCACGATGCGGCCTAGGGCGTGACAGCGCCTTATTGATCGTTCGCCTATCAAACCAATCGCGAATCTGACGAAATGGCGACCAGCGTGGCGGTTTCCATTGACTCGTTACAGGATTCATAATGGCTCACAATCTTCGTCGATCCATTGGGCCGTGGTGCTGCTCATTCGGGTATCGCGGCAAAGTACCTTCCTGATTTTGAAGATTGCGGCGATGGCGATAAGAGCGAGTAGGATTGTGATCATTTGGCTACCGCTGGCAATTCATCCCACGTTCGACCGTCGAGTATTCGGCCCGCAGCTTTCTTGCCTATTCTCGAAGGTGGGACCGAATCGTTAATACCTAAGACGTTCGGGCTAAATTCGCCCCATTGCTTAAAATGGAAAGGAACAGTAGCGGCCTCGCATTGAGCTTGGAGTGACCGAGCCCAAGCCGGGTGCATCGGGCGTGCGCCAGGACCGCTCTCACCACCACAAATAACCCAATTGACCTGATTATACATCGGTCGCGCTCCACCCATCTGGTAGCGATTATAAAGATATTGCTCTAAATTCAACTCGCCCAATAGGGGCTCACAGGAAACAAAGTAAACTTTTGCGTCGATCTCTAATAAGTTCGGAATTCGCTTATCTGCATATTCCTGATTCTCAACTGTCGCACCAAGCCAGATATTCGGATACCCCATACCCCAATCATTCGGTAGCATTGCGCGAATATTTTCAGGGCGCTTTGTTAGTAGAAGCCAATCAAGGTTCGGAGTCTTACTAATCAGATTGAAAAACTCTTTGCGCCAAGGGGCGACCTCTTCATTTGTCTCAAATACGTCAGCTAATGATGCGCAGAAAACACGTGGCCTCACAGTCGCACTTTTAGCCAACTCGTTCCATTTCAAAGGCTGACGCCAATATTGATCTGTTGTTTTGCGCCTTGGATTATCACCCCACTGAACCAGCCCGCTCCGTTTTGCCCACGATTCGGCATAGCAATGCGTGCAGGCGGGTGACACCTTGGTACAACCCAACCACGGATTAAATGTATATGTCGCCCATTCGATTTTCGTTTCAGCCATTAATCCCATTCCCTCCTGCTACAGTCCGGGCACGGTACATTTCCGTCGCCGTGAATGCAGCCTTCGTCGCTGCCGTGGCAAATATCATCGACGCATCTAACTACAAATCCGCGTCCGTAGCAGGTATAACAGAAAGGATCGCCGTGTTCTTCATCGTCGCCGAACTACTCCATGTACTCATCTTCGCGCCGTGACTCAGGCATATTTATCCGTTCCTTTTGGGGCACGGGCTCAGACTCGAACTGAGATTTCCGCTCCTGTTTTTAAGGTGCACCGCGACACTGTTACATTACAGCCACCCGTGCCATATCAACCTCGACGAACCATCCGGTGTAACTCCCGGTCAACATCCCTGACCTTCGCCACGCGCTCGCACCTGAATATCTGCACCATTCCTAGCGCGCGGATTCGATCTGCCTTAGCGTCGTGCCCCGGTGGAATGGTGACGGCGTAGTAGACGTGCGTCTAAATATGCTTCCATATTTCTCTCCTGATAATACGAGCAACGACATCTCGGCATACTACGTTATATTTTTTTGCTATCTTGTTGCAGCCAAAAACGCCGGGAATATAATCCGCTCGCATGGCCAGCACGATCGCTTCCGTGCAATGAGCATTGTGACGATCCTCGCCGCGAGAATAATTCACAGCAACGCCTGATCTGGAACCAGGGCGGCGGTCCCGCTTCTTTGCCATCATGTCTGCCACGTTTTCGCGTTGCGAGCCGGGCCATAAATGACTAGGCCTTACGCATGAGGGGTTATCACATTTATGCAGGACCAGAGAGCCTTCTGGTATTCCGTTTCTGTCGATGGCACATGAAATAATATGCGCACGGGCACGTGCCGCCCAAGAAGAAGAACCAAGCCTCATACTACCGTAGCCGCCCTGATTCCTGTCTCCGAACCACTGCCAGCAACGGCCGAGACGAGAACAGTGCATAAGGATCGGTCCATTCTGTTTATCGACCTTTTTCCAGAAACGATCAACCACGGAAGATGGTAGATTGGCGAGTATGGTATATTTATCGACAGCCATATTGCTCGTGCTCCTTATGTTACGAGTGGTATAGGTGAGAGTCGAAAGGGCGCTGGTAACGTCTTTTCGACTCGACCTTATTCTAGCATAAGTAAGCATATAATCGATCATTTCACGATAAATGGATCCCGCAACATCAAATAACTTCCACCAATTGCGGATTTCGGGTTCTTGATTGGCCCCGCCGTGGCCAGGTCGAACAGTTTTTTGGTTAATCTTACGTCTTCGAGACAGTAATCAATGACGTGTCCGTATTTGCCTTGTTGCCATTGGACGGGGGCAAGTGCGCCGTGTCCAGTCTTGTTCAGATCGAAATTCGCAGAACATACGGCGTCAAGACCAAAGCCGCCGTGTGTCTTATAATTGAACTTCGGCGCGAGTCCAGCGGCAGCCCAGGTTTCGACCAACAGATCGTAGGTTGTCGCGTCTGGCGGGTTGATGCCACAGGCTTCCAATACGCGGTTATCGAATGCTAGACCGTTGAAGCTCACAACAATATCTGATTCGTGCAACAGGTCCTCGAATAGCCCAAAGTTGTCTTTGAGGAAAACCCGATAACGGTCATCTGCGTATGAATATGCTCCGATAACTGAGATACCCATTCCGGCGTGATCCTGCCAGCCGCCGCAATATTTAATAGTCGGGTCATTCTCCTGATTGCGGTCAGGAATTGCTTTGATAATCTCAATATCGAAAACAGTAATTTTGTTCGTCTTTAGCATTGTCTTTCTAGCTTCTGCCATTGCGATTTGAGTTTCAGAGTCTTGTTCGTGTGGATTAAAATTCATTGCTGCGCCTTTCCGTTGACCCTCAACATTAGGCCGGTTTCTCTCCCACCGGCAAAGTCACGCCATTTCATTTATGGTGGGCATCAGCGGCGTTTGCCTTGCAGCGCTTCACACTCGTGTTCATCCCTGAGACCTTCTCGGTATATCGGTTGCCCGACTCCTACTTTGGCCTTGCTCTACGCCCAAAGGCGACGTACCACAGCGACAGGGACTACTGCTGCGCCCTTACGAATCTCGTTACTTCTGCGCCTTCGCCACCGCGTCATTTAGCGACTTGATGAGCAACTGAACCTCATCATTCTTGAGGTCCTCTTTCTTTCGATTAGGACCAGTGTAGTTTCTAATCGTATCCGTGATTTTCTTCTCGCTCAGAACTTCCTTTGCCGCCGCGATGGTATCGATCATTGAGGCGTATAGTTCGTCGGAGCAGGCGGCCGCTGGCTCTGATTTCCCTCGGGCAATCTCAGCAATGCCAGTATCAGGAATGTTATTGATGATCTTTTCCTTTGCCGCCTGGTCGAGATTGTCGTTGCCGTGGCCGCGATTCTCTTCCGTGCCGGGTTTCAGGTCCGTGATGTTGATTGAACCTTTTTCAGGTTCTTTCTTCGCTGGACTCGTATATTCTTGCCACGTCGAGTTGCCATCCTTAATCGACGAATAGACCTTACGCAACTTCTCGATTTCAGCCGGGCTTGAATTCGCTATCGGATGTTGAAGATAGTTTTCCAGCATTTCCGGTGTTACACCAATCGCGCTGAAAGATACGATCAGTCGTTTACGTGCGGTCTCAGGATCGTTTTTGATTCCTTTCTTAATCGTCTCATTGCATCGCGTTCGGGCATCCTCGATAAAGTCTTTTGGGATGATCTTGAGAATGCAGTTGCGTTCGAGTATCGCACCCTTTCGGTTGGTCAACTCCCGCAGGTCGCGTTCATCCGGTTTCTGCCAGCCACCATTTTTACGGTAGATTGACTTTGCAAAATCATCTTCGGACGTGACCTTGATATTTGTTTCCAGATCCCACGCCCATCCGCGAATCTGACGGCTGTTTTCATCGTCACGGATGATGTCAACACCGTATCGAATATTACCCCAGCACCGCGCGCTTTCTCTTGCTAAGTGGACACTCGGGCCGATTATCTGGGTTCCAGCACGCGGGAATTCATACTCTGCGTCTTCCGCGAAAGACAGTCTATCGCAGGATTTCATCAACTTTATTAGCGCAACATCTTCATTGCGCGGAAAACGATTCGCAATAATGATTGCCGATTGAATCTCGAATTGCTTTTCTGCAGCCGAACTGGTTGGCGCAAGCTCACTGGAAAATTCATTGCGAGTTACGAGGGCGGTATCTTCGGTTGCTATTTGTTTACTCACTGGTTGCTCCTTAAAATCAGACGTTAAAATTGCTTGGGACTGAAACGGATTTCGGCTGCATAACGAATTTACATGAACTAAAAAACCCGCAATATTTAGGACTGCAAAGAAAGTCTGTTTGCTTTGCCGGAACGAATACACCCTTCTGAAGTGCAACGATGGCATTCTCGACGCGGGCCAAAAACGCCTGGAAGTCTTTCTCGTTACGGGTTGATTTGTAGACCTTTAAGATTGGCGTCTTGTTATCGACCATGCAATCAAGCGTCACCTGTTCCGGCACTTTACCGTCAATAACTTTTGCCGCCATCGCATAGGCGGTCAACTGATGATCGTGGTGCACGATATCTTCACTGGGGCTTTTGCCTTTGGTCTTTGTGTCCCTGACTGAATCCGAGCCTTCCTGAACATCGATCGTGCCGGCAAGACTCATATCGTAGCCGACTATATCCAGTGTCCATTGTCGTTGTACGTGCGTTGGCTGTAGCTTTGGGGCTAATTCCGTTGCGTGAAGAGATGAAAGCCTGACAGCTTTATCAATTGCTTCGCCTTTGACTCTTTCGATTCCCTGGACTAGTTCGTCAGCGTCAAGCGCGACAGAGTTCTGCCACTCAGCATTGAGAGTATCAGCCGCGATTTGCTTCACTTGAGCGAGTGGCAATAACTGATTCGTATCCAGCTTGCTCTGAAGATTGCGGGTGACTGATCTATCGGCGGCCGTGCCCACGATCATCGCAACACCGGGCGGTCGCTTCTCTTTCAGGATATACCGACGCCTGAACTGCTCTCCACAAAAATTCAACATGTTCAATGCTGAGATATGTAACTGAGGTTTTAACCCCGGCTTTTCAATGATTCCCTGTTCGTCGGGAATGGGATTCGACATTTGATTGCTCCTTATGTAGTTATACAGTTTTTGACTTCCTGCATGATGGCGTCGTGATAGGTGTCGTCAACGATGTCATCTATCTTTTCGCCATCCTCGTATGTGATCTTGTCGTAATCAATATTGTGGCGATCACCGTCCCATTCCAGCCGGGGATTAACTACGATAACACGAATCGGCGGTCCCTTGTGATCGCCCGAACAGTCGATAATAAAGCCTGAATCGTTACCAAGGCTTATATCATCATAATACTCAGCGACTGCCGTAGGCTTTGATTGGTCATCAAACTCGCACCCGCCGCTAGGTCTTTGGATTGTGTGAACCACGATTGCTCCTTTTATCCGACCTGCCGGTCTATCCATTGCATAAAGTGGTCTTTGCAGCAAAAGTGTTTTTCGCCGCCCTGCCGAACTTCATTGCCGCGATTATGGTAGTAAAACGCAAACTGAGTTAACTGAACATAACCGTCCAGTCCCTTGCCATCGGTTACATTCGGACAATTTTGTAAATCGCATTTGTAGCTTGTTATTTGTACCTGCATTACGCCTCCACTGCGAGCGCCGAATCTGACACCCGCGTTACGATCATCTGGACCTTGGACTTCGCCGCGTGCTTCTTGAATGCCTCGAATGTCTTACTGTCGAGACGTTCCAGACCGTCTACAATAATCAGCGGTAACTTGCCGCTTCTGAGTCCCGCAATCTGAATCGCAATCTCTACCTTCCGCGCTTCATTGACTCTATCGAACGGGATTGAATCGACGAACAGTTCACCGTCTTTGACCTCGACGCCTTTAATCGGCAGGTCGTTCAAAAGCTTGGTTTTCAGGTTGGCCAGCGCCTCGATTGTCTTGGTGTCTTTGTCGGACTGCGCTTCGGCCTTGGTCGCTTCTTCACCGAGAGTCTTGATGTACTCTTTGGTTTGGTTGATCTTCGACTGATTGGTAAGGTTCTCACGGGCGACAGCCAGCTTTCCGGTCAGTTTCTGGACTTCTGGCGCGGCGTCCATTCGCAGTTTATCAACGCTTTCCTGCGTTGACCGATGAATCCTATCCAGACTCGTTGCTGTGTCGGCTCTGATTTCATCCTTTTTGGCCTCTGCGTCGAGCCGTAGCCTGGCGATTTCGGCCTCAAGTCTCGAATCAATCTCGCCACAAAGAACAGCTTGGGTGCCACGCGCTGTATCTTTCTCGACGTCCATATCGGTAATTATGGCGTCGATTTTCATCTGAACGCTCTGGCTTACAAGGGCAAGACTGCCTTCGGTGGCCACGACGATACGCGCCCAATCGGTATCCTCTGCATCTTCTGGCAGCGTCTGCTTCATCTGAAGGATCGTCGCCCGCTTCTCTTTGGCTACCCGGTTGACACCCGTCCGGTCGTCATAGAACCGCTTGCTTTCGCGGTCGATCAGTTCTAGGGCGTTTGTGTCCAGCGGGTCAACCTTGTGCCCGATGATCGGCTCAATCAGGTCGTTATCCAATTTAATCGGCATTGCTTCCAGCAACAACTGGACGCGCATCTTCGCTGGGGCCGTCAGGAAGTCGATAGGGTTCGTTCCAAGTTTGTCGATCAGCAATTCGAGAAACGCGGCCGGCTTCGATATTTGCCCAAATTCCGGGTGCGTAATCATCGTCGCAGACTTATTGGCCGTAACCGTTCGTTCGATCTTTACGCCATCGTTTAGCTCAAGAACGATCTCGCCTTTATCAGCACCGACTTTTAAGAGCGAGCCATCGTTGCCACCTTTGAAAATCGACTGAATTGCCTGAATCAGCGAGGTCTTACCGCTGGCATTCTCGCCGTTTATCACGGTAATGCTTCTGTCCGGCCTGATTTCAAGACTCTGGATCCCCAGGATATTTTTAATCGACAGCCGTGTTACCCGCAGTTCCTTTTGTTCTTTCATTGCTGCTCCTTATTTTCTTTCTCTTGTTAAAGCCTGACAAAACACCATCATGTCCCCTTGAAGAGGATGCGGGTGCGTCTGGACCACGGCAAACGGATTGCCGTATAGCTTAAATCCGGCCTCGAAATAACGCTCTACACTTTTAGCCAATTCGTTTGGGCTGAATTCCGAAGCAAGCACATAATCCATTTTATCCTCCAATAATCAGCGGCGGCTTGTTCCAACGTTCGACGGGGTACTCGACGCCTTGCGACTTTCTCCGGTGCTGGACCGCCGCTAAATTCAGTAAGTAATTTCCTTTGCCAGCTTATCCGCGCGCTCAATCGCGTTATCGACTCGCTTATCCAGCACGACAACCTGATCCCGCAAGCCCAAGGTGCTATCGATCCGTTGCAGGTCCCGCTCGCAGTCGTCGATCAACCGTTGCCAGGAGTCGCCCAAGTCGGCGGTCGCGATTACAACCTGATCACCATCCTCTGGTTCAACGAAAACTATCTCGTGATCGCCGGCCTTCGCGAACTGCAAGGTGTCGAACGCTGAGGATGATTTCTTGATGTGGAGTTCGCCGTTGCTATTTTTCATCTGATTTCTCCGTGCAAATCTCGCTAATTGCGTATGCAACATATCCTAAATCACCCGAGGAACAGCCGCCGGCCTTATAGTGCCAGTGAATTTCGCCGCGCACATAATCTTTTTGGGCCGCTGACTTTGCGTCTTCAAAGCTGCCATAGAATCGCCGCCAGTTTGCCGTAACGCGTTCGGTGCCCATCGGGCCGCCAAGGCCGGTCAAGTTCAAAGAGGTCAACTCGTAGATACCGGTATATTCGCCCATCGTGCTACCTCTCCAATCTTTCCCGACACCCTGGTCCGGCGAATCCCGCTCTCCCAAGACGAGAAGCGCGTTGGGTGCCGGGAATCTCTATGTCTCAATTAACGATTCGCCCTCTTGAAGGGGCTGCCAATTGCCAGCAGGGCAGAGAACCAGTATGTCCCATCCATTGATACGGGCATTATCCAGCAGGCGATTCTTTGCTGCGCTGGTTAGCTTTTCGCCGTTCAACTCGACCTCTTCACGATCAAAGAATGCGAAGGCGTACAGCCCCTTACCGAATGGCGGCTGGAAATCTTCGCGCGATGCGATTTCCTTCACTTTGGTTTCGGGAAAGAATGTTCCCGGATAATCCAGTTCGACATAATGCTTTAACATTTCCCGCTCCTAATCTTCGCCGCCCGCTTTACTCACGCCGCGATGATTTTCCTGATGCACTCGGGTGAGATGCCTTTGCGCTTGCTCATCTATTTCCTCTTCTTGCGGCTAACTGGACTGGTCTGACCTTGCCTAGCCTGCTATATCCCCTGTTTCCCAAATAGCGATTTACTTCAGCCCGGATTGTTTTGGCGGTCACGTCAACAAGACAGTTTTTCACCGCATCGTACTGTCCGCCAAAAAATATACCAAACGGAATACGGTCTTCAAGTCGCAATAAATCCTGTGCGCGACCCAACGTATCCCCCGCAATAAAACCATCCACGAGATACTGACACCACCCGGCCTGGCACGCAGGCGATTTACATAGCGGCTTTTCGTCACCAATCTTATCCTGATCGTACTTCTTTCCATTCGCCTCTATCGTTGCGATCACCAGCGCCCACAGCTTGACGTTGATCTTGCCCGGCTCAGCCGCAGCGACTGCTCGCCTAACCCTTGCGTCCATTTGCCACCTTCGCTTTCTTTGCTGGCTTGCCGTTCGCCACACGCTCCCGTGACCGCACCACGATCTCAGCCTTTGACAGCCGAAATAGCATATCGCTAATCGTTTCCTGTGAGTACGCAGCCGCGAGTTTTATAGCGACGTGCGCGCCCTCAGATACCTTTATGGTTTTTCTTATGTCTTTTTCCATAGGCGTACTTGTACGCTATATAGGACTTGTATGTCAAGCACCAAATTAAAATAATCGTGAAATTATTCGGCGGGAAATCAAAAGCGGTTCAATGAATTACCGCGCCGGTTTCTCGGGTCGCGGGGGCCTGCTTGGCGGGATTGCCTTCGCCGGGATATTCTTGCGATTGATGTATGGAATGAACGACGGCAGGCCCGACTCAAACCCTTCGCCAAACGTCTTGGGTGGTCGGTACATCGGGTCGGCTGATTGCAGTCCGCCGGTTTGCAGTAACTTCATCATTACGCTGGTCGGTGTCTTCGGGTCGAGAATGTTGGCGATTCTGCGCAGGCCTGGTGGTGTTACCAGTCCACCTACCAATTGCCCGGCTGCGGGCGCTCGCTTATCCTTTTCGAGTGCGTGAACGTTTCTTATTGTCTCACCGATGAAAGGCTGTTCCTCTGACAACGCGATTGAAGTATCAAACAACGATGATAGCTTGCCTTCCTGTCTTTCATTATGCAGGTGGGCAAATGTCGCGCCAGCCTGCATAGCTTCGATTAATGGATGATGCAGGAACAATCGCGGGACGTTGACACCGAATACTTTAATTTCCCCGGCCTTCATATCCTGCGGCGTGCTGTAGTTTCCCTGAGTGTAGAAACCACCGAAGTTATGCGAGAGCCCAGCGCCAATGCCCATTGCTGCCGTGCCGATCAATCCCTTTTTGAGGTTTCGCATCACATAATCGGCATCTTCGGGCGATAGGTCTTTGATGCCTTTGCGAAGTAAGGTCGTTGCGGCCTTCGCGAATCCAATAGGTGAATAACTCGAAGTTTCAGCCAGGTAATTAGTCGGAACGCGAACAACCGGGAACAGGACTTTCATCACGGTTGCCATTGCTTTCGCGTCCAGGCGGTCGCTGCTTTGGAGTTTGTTGATTGCCCCGGTATAGGCATCGGTGACAAAGTTCGGATTCATAAACACCTTGCGGTTGGCGTCCAGATACGCCTGAGCCGCGATGCTGTCCCGGACTTTCGCATCGGTAACATCAAGTCCCTGTCGAATCGCCTGATCGGTCCTGTACTGCGTCGATCTAAAGAATTCAGCTTCCTTTACCGGCTCTTTTAACGCCGCGTGCAATCGATTGTAGAAACCTAGTATTCGGTCGGTTTTGCTGTCGCTGTCGAAATATTCTTTGCCGCCGTGAATCAGGTCGAGTTTACCTTTGCCAGTTTTCAGCGTCTCTTTGAACCGCGAAAGGTCGAGCATCTTTTTGATATAGAGAGCCGATGCTTGAGCTTCAACCGATGGCTTGAACGCGCCCTCTCGTGGTGCTTTTGCAGCTATGTCACGTAATCCCGGTGTCTTACTGATTGCGCCACCGATTGCTGATTCTATCGGGTCGCTGATCTGTCGGGCTGCGCCGGCAGCCGTTAGTTTCTCAACCGCCGTTGCCGATGACAGGACAATAAACCGGCGAATCTTCGCGGCCGAATCCATTATCTTTTCGGGTATTGAACGGTTCGCCAGTTCGATAGATTTAATTTTCGCGTCCGCTGCGTCTTGCGCTTTTTCAACGTTCGCCTTGATTTCCTGCGCTTCGGGATCCAGTCCGGCAAAAGGCACACGCGGTTTTGAGGTCGTCAGTTTTCCCTGGGCGTTGCGGTAGAAGTTTCCGGTTGCTGTTTGCTGTTTCAGGCTATCGAGCCGTTGCTGCATCCGGGTTTTTAATTGGTCAAGTTTCGCGGAATCACGTTTCGCCTGTACGGCCGGGTCAGCATCGGCGAGCTTTTGATAATCGGTTTTCAGCGCATCCCGCTTGGCTTTCAGGGCGTCCAGTTCGGGGTCGGAAACCTTGCCGGATTGTTTAGCTGCAAAGTCTTTCTGATCGATACGGCGCTGATATTCGTCGATTGCTTTCTTGGCCGCGCCCTTTGCCATATCGAGGCGTTGGGCGTCTGTCATCTTTCGAGGACCATTTATATCCTGAAGAGTTTGCGCCAGGTCATCGCGTTTTGCCTGTAACGCTTTTGCCTCTTCGTCGCGCGGTACGGGTGTCCGTTTCGACGGTTTCTCGCCAGCGTCGATTTGTCGCTGTAAGTCATCAATCGCGTTTTTTAACCTAGTCTTTACACCATCCAATGCCGATTTCTGCTGTTCTTCGGGGCTACGGCCAGAACGCTCAATTTCAATACCGTGTTCGCGCATCAACTGATTAATTCGCTGTCTTCGCGCTCGGGCTTCTGGTGTCATTGGTCCGCGCTGATAACCTGACCGCTCCGGTGCTTTGCCGCTCAATATATCCTCTTCGGCTGAAACGTCGCGCATCCCGGCTGTGAGTTCGCGCATTGCCACTGCCAGGGCTTCAGGGTTCGGTTTCGAGGTCTTCCCATAGCCGGAGATTAAATCGCGGATTTGTCGCTTGGTAACGCCGCCCATCACATCGACAACAGCCTCGTGGATTGAATCGACAACACCATCAACGGTTGTCAATCCGGCCTCTAGTCGGTTGCGCGCCATCTGACGCAAGATGTTCAATGCTTCAACCGGGAGTGTCAGCAACTCAGGATCAACGGCACCAGCCTCAGGACCGCCAAGTCCTTTACGTGACCCGCCGCTATCCATTTTGAATAGTTTCGCGAGTGCGTTTTTCTGTGACGCGAATTCACCGTCGAGAGTTGAGCGTTTTACCGTCCGTCCGGCCTTTCGTTCTGCCGATGCTTCCCTGCGAATCTCGGTTATGGTCTTGCCAGCCTCACCTTTAGACTTGCGCTCGTCATATTCTTTATATTGTTCTTCGCGCTTAATTATTGTGTCGCGCAGTTTTTCGAGGTCAATTTTATCCTGTGCCGAAATCGGTTTTCCTTTATTTGCAGCTTCGGCGCGCTCGATCATCCGTGACAATGAGTAATCGCGCTTCATCATTATGCGACGGATTGCCAGCCCCAGACCTTGTTCGTATCCTGATTTGCGACTGGCCACCCGGGCCGTGTCGAGTTGTTCTTGAGCCGCCTGTAGCCGTCCGCGAGCGTCGATTTCTTTATCGATATCGGGATTGTCGCTATTACGGTTTTCGCGCAATTCCTTCATTATCGAATCTTCGTGGTTGAGCAACTGCGTTTTGTGGTAAAGGAGCGATGCCGTCTCTTCCGGCGTTAACGGCCGCGGCTTAGCTGCTATCCGTTCCGCGAGTTGACCGGGATTGATGCGACCATCATCGACGGCGGCCTTGCCAGCTTCGACAACCTGATCGAATGACCGTTTCTGATCGGAAGTATCGACAGGCGGCTGGCCTTGTGCTTCGCGTTCAGCATCAGTTATGCGATTCTTGATACCTACTGGCCCACTGGATTTCCCCACGCCTTCTTGCGCTGCTGGATTCTCGCTAGTACGTGGTTCAGGATTTTCTGTCGGTTGTTTATTGGCGAGGCGGGTTGCTCCGTCGATTGCATCGTTGACGCTTGATTCGTCGAGTCCCGTTGCGGCTGTGCGAGCGGCATTGATTGCTCCATCGGACGTGTCACCCCCGGCGATGCGGTCAAGGGCCTGGCTGAAGGGATGGTTGTCATCGTTGAGGGCATCGGATACGGTTTTAACTTCGTGGTCGAAATTGGGCGCACTTGATAGCCGTTCGGTAGCTTGTTCATTGGATTTTACCTCTGATTGTCGTTGCTCTTCCCCTGTCGGTATCTTCTTTCCGGGTATGTTCGTTACTCGATCAAAATCCTCGCGCGTGAACACTCGCATTCCCTCTTTGCCGGAGAGGTCAGTTGCGCGAATATGCTCGTCATCAACACTATCGACGCGGTATCGCTGATTGCGATAGTCGAAAATCTGCCCAATCCCTGGCGGCTTTATTTCTTCTTCCGTGCTGCCTGGGCGTCCTTCTCCAGTTCGGCCCTGTCCGCTGGGCTGCCGTATTTCTGCGTTATCGCCGCTGCGATTGATTTCGCTTCCTGCTCCGATTTGCCCTTCTTCTGGTAATATTTTTTGGCTTCCCCGTAGATTTTCGGCATTGGTTTCCTCCGTAGGTTTTGGGCTTATTGGCGTCGTGGTATTCTCCAGTGGAGCAGGCTTTGCACCTTCAGGAGTGGGAGACGACGCCGATTTCAAGCTGTCAACATTGGTCGCGAACTTTTGAGCCTCGTAAGCATCAAGTCCGGCTTTCTCTGCGGTTTTGGCTACGTTATCAAAGGTTTCAGCGGACGGGTTTTTCGCGTGCTCGATTACGGCTTCCTGAAGCTCGGGTGAATTGGTTGCTTTCGCCAATATATCATCCGGTGGCCGTTCGCCGCCCGGAATACCCATCAACCCACCAAGGATGAAGGATTTACCGATAGCGTTTAGGTCACCACCTTGCGCGAGTGTAATTGTCGACATCAAGCCGCCACTGCCAAGAACACGCTGAACAATCGGTAATTCGGCTGTGCCATGTAGAATCGACGGTAATGCGGCATTTGTGGCTGCGCTTGTCGCTATGTCGGTCGCACTTCCTCCACGGCCAGCGGTCTTAAGTCCACCCACCGCGCCCCAGTATAGAACCTGTGCGATTTTGCTTTCCGGTAAGGCGACCGTTCCGGCGATGTCAGGGGCGAGCGCGCCGACATCCTCAGTCAATTCACCGCTCAGGCCGCGAACGCCTTCACGGTTAATCTGTCGCTGCATTTGCTCTGCGGCGTGCGTTGCGCCAGACTGGAATTCTTCAAGCAAAGACGGGGATTCACCGGGCTTCGCTCCACCGAACGGCGCTTGTGCCAGTCTCGCAGCACCGGCCAGTCCATAATCGATCTCTCGCGCACCCGCGCTGAAAAGCGTTGATGCATAATGCGGACTAATACCAAGGGCCGCCTGTTCTTCGGTCGTCAATGGTCGCTGGCTCGCGATTTGATTGGCGGTTTTCAATTTGTCTTCTGGCGATAGTGCGGCCAGCATTTGCAGCCGCTGTTTTTCGACTGGAGCGCCAATGTCAGCTTGCCGATGACGGAGTATCTGATTCGTTGTGAAATCACGCGCAGACTGTGCTTGCTGAGCCACCGATTTAATTGGCTGTCCAGTAATATTCGATACTTCCTGTCCTGGACCTGGATTGTTGAGAGCATCGAATGTCTGTGCGGTCGTTGGAACTGTCGATGTAATCTGCCTATCACGCGGCAGGTTCTTCCGAATATCAAACGAATCAGCGACGGGTTTATCCTTTGGCAAATTACGGCGAATGTCAAAGCTGTCAGTCGGTGCATTCACTACTGGACGACTAGGAGCGCCTACGTTGACCGTCGGGGCTTCTGTGCTTATCTGATCGACTGTTGCCGTTCCCGATGTCGGGGTTTGACTGTCGATCTGGTCAACGGTCGCTGTGCCCCTTTGAACAGGAGAGATCGCATCGACATAATCCTGTGTTTCCTTGAACGGTGGGATACCGCCAGTAACTCTACGATTTGGATTCTTACCCGATGTATTCGTACCATCCCTGAAGTCGCGCACGACTCCCGGCCCTGCATTGTAGGCCGCCAAGGCCAATCGCTGATCGCCGAATTCGTCAATCTGCTTTTTCAGGTAAGACAATCCACCTTTGATATTGTCGTGAAGATTATAGGGATTGACGCCTTCCGTTTTCGCGGTATCGCTGAGTAACTGCATCGTCCCGATGGCATTCGCGGGTGATAATTCCTTTCCAGACGTGACACTTGGTTTGAAGTGAATCGATTCTCTATCGGCTACCTTTTCAGCAAAGTCGGGGTCTAGTCCATAGTCAGGCGCATATCGTCGGACAAGTGTTCGCGGGTCTTTCACCGATTCAGTATCAATGTCGTCAACTGTCGCAGTCTGGGTTTTCGGTGCAGACGGAGGGGTAGCCGATTGCGGATCGTCAATCTCTGAAATATCGGCCGTGCCTGTCAGCATTATGGAATTGCTTCGTAGTCAAATGTTTTTCCGTCTGGATGAACCTTTGTGATTCTAACATCTTTGCCACCGACTTTCACGGTGTCACCCGCTTTGTGACCAGTAGAGAGCGTGGGACCGCCGGGTTTCGTCGCCTTCTGTCCTTTGCCGGGAGCGCCTGCGGTTTCGAGTCGCTGTTGGGTTATCTCGTCGAGGCGAGAATTGATTTCCTGAATTCGCTTATTGGCAGCGTCAACCAAAGGTTTCTTGTCGGGTGTCTGGTTATACGGATTGTTAACAATCGCGTTTTGCGCCTTGTGGTCGTTCTCAAGGATATTCACTTCGCTTTGGAGCGCCGTCCCCTGTCGCAATTGGCGCTGATTCTCGGCACGGTCGGCAGCGTTACCTTTTTGGAGTTCCAAGCGTTCCTTATTCGTCTGAACATTTTGCAGAAACCCGGTAAGCCTGTCGTGGAGGTCCTTGAACTTCTGCGGCAGATTCTTTGTTATCGCATCTACCTGTGCCGCGCGACTATCCGCAAGATTTTGCTGCGACCAAAGTTTTTCGGTCTTTGCTGTCTTCTGATCCAAAATATCCGCTTTCGCCTGCTGAGCCGCTTCGTCGGCTGTGAACTTTTGGCCGGTGTCAGGATCGATCATTCCGGTATAAAGGGCGGTAAGTCCATCAAGATCGCCGGTATTCTTAAGGGACTGCCGCGTTTCTATCGCTGTCTTTTGATTTAGACCGCGAGCCGCAATTTCGTTCAGGCGTTGCTGCCCCTGCTGTTTTAGATAATCACCGCGCAATCCATAATTGATCTTCTGTTCAAGATTATACTTTTCAACCTGACTGGGAATCTCACTTCCTTGCGTAGCTACTTTCAACTGTGACTGGTAGTACGGGTCTTCCTGTTTAACCTTCTCTTCCGCCATCTTGCTATTGAGCCAGCGTTGATTGTCGATATTGTAGGCATTCTGTCGCCCCATACTTGGATCAAGCGCCCCAACGACTGCACCGATCGCGCCAGGCACAAGACCAGCCAGCCCGTGATTCATTACCGAGTTCAGGAAGATGCTTTTCATCGATGCGCCCCGGCCCATTTGCTGATACTTGTCGTCCTGTAGGTTCGGTTTTGGCGTACCATTGTTTAAAGTATTTAACGACGTGTGTGGCAAATTAGGGTCGTTGAGTGTCGGGACAGCCATATTCGGTGGAGGCGGCCCTGCCTGTTGCGGAGCATTCGCCGGAGCGTCAGTGCCATCTGACAAGTTCTCGCCCATCGGTCTTGCTACCGCCGACGTTGAAGGTTGTGCGAGCGCAGCAATTGCCTGCCTGTTGACCGGCGGCCCTGAGTACGCAGGTTGATCAGCCATCGGACCGGGCTGCATTTGCTGTGGCGGACCAGAGACCGAGCGTCCATTAAAAGGGAAGTTAACCGGTTGTTCCGGCGCTGAGTAGTCCTGAATCTCAGACGGCGGAATATCACCGTCGCTCTCGCTCGACTGCTGTTTTCGCGCGGCTAGTCCTGCCTGTAGCGCGGCTGTGACACTCGGCGGCATTGCGTAACTTGACATTACTTACCTTTTTCGGCTTCTGTCGGCGGGCGGTGGCCTTCGTATAAACCGTTCTTCGATTTGGTAAATACCTCGCCAGGATATTTCGCAGCGATCTCGTTGAACTGATTAATTGCGGCCTTCCTCGTGAACACTGCGACTGCCAATTTGTCGTTCAGTTCATCGATGATCCTGTCCTGTGCGAGTTTCGTTTTCTCAGAGTCGGTCAACACATAGCTTTCCTCTATTGTGAACGGCGTCACGGCGGCCGGTTTTTTATCGGTCGCAATGTCCTTTGTCTGTGCTTGCGCCTTCACAAGATGATTCTGTAAGAAACACAGTGGTATTCCCGCCATCACACAGAGGATTATCATCCCAATCAATCGTTTCATAGATACTCCCTTGGTTGAGTTCGGACGCCAGATTCTACCACGTAACCGGATCCACCGTGCCAACGATAAAGCATTGGCAGTCTGGGATTCGTGGGTTACCCTGAAAAACACGGCCGTGCCCTCTTGGTAGCGTCAATTCGGCGATAATCCTAATTGTTCGCACGCGGTTTAAACAGGTCGACGGATAAAGAAGCGCCATCACAACCGGAAACAGTTTCGGAGCAATTAGGCCGACGTGCGAATAATCGTAGGGGTGCAAACCGTCGCTTGAATCTGACGAGTTAAACCAGCCCACGGTCGACTGTGATGTGACCTTTGGATTTCCCGCATTGGTTACAACGGTCGCAATGTCAGAGGCGTGGCTATTGTTGAATGGAATAAGAAGTAACTGTTTCGCGTTCGGAGCCGCAGCGAGAATCGCACTAACAACCGTGCCGTAAGCAGTGACGATACTTGAGCCGTCATTTGTGCCCTCATTGTAAATCACCAAATCAGGCGCGGGCGTAAAAACTCTCGATGCCCCGTTGTAAATTAGATTGTAAGAAGATGTCAGGGCTGGCACGCCTGCAAAACTGGTAAGCAGCCCCGTTCCCCCGAATGCCACAATGCCAACCTCAGCGTCCACGGCAGTCGATAGCGCATAGGAATAGCAACCAAGGATATCGCTTTGATCTGGCTGACCCGAGGCAGTGTTATTCTTGCTCAACAATCCTTCGGTAATGGAATCTCCGTATATCAGAATATTCTTGGTTTTGCGAATCGGTAGCGAGAGAGTTGTAAGATAATCAACGACGATTCCCGTGACCGTAACTATGGTTTGCGGTCCACTCCACCTGTCAACGCCACTATAGGAAGTTGATTTGACCACAACTTCCACGAGATGCTTCCGGTTCTGAAGACTTGACGTTATCAGGACTTGTGGATTACCGGCCGTCAGTACGATCTGTTGCCAATATTGGTTATCGACCCGTGCCCATAATTGAGGATAAGGTGACGAATCCGCACTGGTCGTGAAGTTTAGCGATACCTGCGTACCGTTGAATATCGTCCTAAAATACGCACCTGGATTGACTGTATTCGCAGTTCCACCCGTGACATTCCAGTTGTACGGACTAAATATGATTCCGGGATCGCTCATTGGAATTGTGGAGGTTGACGGAGTTGAAACAACCGTAACGGTTGTGGTAAATCCGGTGCTTGGGTCTGTAATCGTCAAAACTCCGAGCGCACTTCCGGCCGTTATTGTTAATGTGGCACTGGTTCCGCTCGCTATTGTCTGGGCTGTAATGGACGCACCTGTACCACCAGACAATGTAAACGTAGGTGTCCCCGGTGTGCCAGGCGTCCATGTAGTCGTAATACCGGTCAAAACCACAGAATTTCCTGTGGTACTGATAACGATCTGATTTGGTGACGCGGAAATCCCAGGAGGCGTAGACGAATCAACCCCATTTGCCTGAAGATGATAAAGTGCGATCAGATTAGATTCTGTTCCGACGTATGGACTTGATGGTGGAGTGAAGGCCACGGGATATTTATTTGAACCCCAGACAGCGATTTCATCTATCGCGCTATTCCAGGCGAATGAAGTCACTGTATACCGTCCAATCAATCCATTTGTGTGAACCATAGTGGTCACTACGCCGGTGAAAGTATTTCCCAGGACCCCGTCGACGTACAATTTGATAGTCGTTCCCCCGTTCACCGATATTGCACAATGATGGAAAGCCCCATCGTTGATGGCGATTCCACTGTCAAGAGTCCCTGTAAATGCCCCGCTTCCGGTGATATTTAAAACGAAATTACCGCCCGAAGTACCGAACCAAAAAGACGGCTGGCCCGGTGCAATATCGCCAAGTGAGCCAGACGCTATAGCTACGCCAGTGGACGAACCCGTTGTTTTTAACCATGCCTCAAGCGCCCAACTACTGGACGAACTGAAATTGAATACGCCAGATGGCAGCGATAGGTAATTCGCATCGGTGACAGATGTTAGACCGTTGCTAAACTTGGCCGGGCCAAAAACCGGCGTCCCATGAAGTGTTCCATTATATGGCTGCGCCATCGCAAGAATAGATGCGACGAAAAGGAGAATAGATAGAAATATGATTCGCTTGAGAATTAAACTTGCAAAACGCATTAAGGCACTGTTCCTTTCAAGGTAAAAGTTACATTAGATAGAGTCCCGTCTGGGCTGGCCGGTGCGATGATCTTTACAACATCACCCGATGACACGGTAACCGATACCGGACTAACTACGGAGCAAAAGACACCGGTAGCCGCAAACCGTAAAGTACCCTTGCTTATACATGACACACCTGACGGACAATACTGAACGACAAAATCCGCCTGAGCGGTTGCCGCAAAGTTCGAGTGGCAGGTTGAGCCGGTGACAGCCAACGTAAATGACCGGTTGGCTACAAAATGAAGCATCTCCTGTGAGGCCGTCGGTATGGCGTCCCATTCCGCGCCAAGATCATAAGGTGATGCCGTTACCCCACCGGAGTTCTGATAGCCAAGCGTTACTATGCCAGCGGAAAATCCAGCCACGTATACATTCTGACCGACGGCCGGATTAGCATTCGGAAGCTGAAACGTATAATTTCCGGCAATTGCCTGCGGGATGATCGTTGAGCTTCCAGAGGTCGAGCCCTGCATTAGAATCGAAGCATTCGGAGCGAACATCGTCATCGAGCCGTGGGTTGAAATTGCGGCAGGGCCAACGGTAAAAGTGTTTACCCCGTTAACCTGAAAAGTAATTCCAGATGCTCCAAGGGTGTTTATATTAAGTCCGGTCGGCGACAGTGGGGAAACTACCTGAATGGTCGGGTTTGAGCCGTTTGTGCCACCTATGACTTGAATGCCACCCAGGCCAAATCCTACCGTTGGACTGGAGTCTACCGAAAACGCTGGATTGGTCGCCCCAGTTGGGCCAACATTCAAACTATTAACCGTTGCATTTGTAACGGTCGTAGCGCCAGTTAACGTCTTTGCGCCATCGATGATCTGCGTTCCAGCCGTTACGATACCTGCCGTCGCCGCTCCAGCCGATGGATTACTAATCGTGGTTACCCCTGCGACTGACGATACATTCGGACCGCCTACCGCCGTACCTTGAATGATCTGAGCCGCTATGCCGCTACCGTTAATCGTCGATATTCCACCACCTCCCCCGCCGCCACTTGTCGGCGTCCAGGTGTCGAGCGCGGTACAGACAAAGGTTTGCCAGTCCGAGGTACGGACGAAGAAAGGAGTTAACTGGGGATTCGGAGTGCAGTGTATACCTATCGGCGTCGGGCCAGACTGGATAGGGGTTGAGAATTGGGCCTCGGCCAAGACTGTAAACGCAAAGAAGAACGTGAGCAAAAGTAATAGTTTTTTCATAATTAGTTGGTTTGAAATCCAGTGAAGTACCATTGACCAAGATCGAAACGGAGTCCGACGACCGTCCCTTGATTAAACTGCGTCCCGAAAATGGACGTGAAAATATCATTAACGAGAATCTCAATCCGTTGGCCATTATACGGATTCAAAAAATTGGTGTAATTCGTTGTCTGCGTATTTGCGGTTATGAAGTTCTCGCGATTGAATACGGATGGTGTCGGATTATTCGCAGGAAACGTAACCGATGATTGCTGGGCCTGTAGCGCACTGATTAGGGCTTCATCAATCGACCACCCAGGCGGGAAAAACTGACCGGCACTAATTTCGAGCGCTGCGAGTGTCGTAGTCGTCGGAGCGAAAGGAACGGGCAGGTTTTGGAATCCCACGAACTGACCGCCGTTGATTGGACGGCCGTTGACTCCGGGGCCTGAATAAAATAGGAAACTGTAGGTCTGGTTGTTTGGTGTGCCGTTAGTAGTTGCCTCAATTGTAAAGGTCGGATAGGCTAATGTTTTGAGCGTTAGATTCGGAGTGCATTCCACGGCTTGGTAGAACAATGGCCCAGGCTGTATGAGTACACCTTCGTCGGTTACAAACGCATCATTGGCAAATATCCGCATTTCCACAGTTGGATTTAGAGGCTGCCAATTTGGAATCGTGTCACCCTGAATGGTAATAAGCAAAATCAAACTCCAAATCTGTGTTAAAATACAGCAAGCCGCGCGGACACGCTAAATGTCCGCAGCGGCTCTAACCAACAAACTGAAAGGTGATTCAGAATATGGCTTCGACTAATATAAACCCACCGGTGTTTACCGACAAGCATCTTAAAATGTTCTGGGAAAGAGTTGACAAAACGCCGGGTTTTGGTCCTGACGGAGATTGCTGGTCGTGGACTGGCACTATTGGCAATCAAGGATACGGAAGTCTGGCGATCATACAACGAGGCATTCCAAGGAGAATAGTAGGAGCCCACCGATTCTCCTTTATGGTTCATTTTCACGAATGGCCAAAATTGCTCGTTTGCCATCACTGCGATAACCGTTCCTGCGTTAATCCCGCACACCTTTTCAAGGGCACGAACGCTGAGAATAGTGCTGATATGGCAGCGAAGGGCCGCGGGATACGGGGAGAAGATAATTACAACACAACACTTACAGAGGTCGAAATAACAGAACTTCGTTCGCTTTTTCCGCGATTGAGTTACGAAGAAATAGGTCGTAGGTTCAGCGTTGCAGCCTGTACTGCAAAGAGGATCATTAAATGTCAGACCTGGAAACATGTCGAAGACGCCACCAATGCAGCAAGCCAGCAAAGGCCAGCGAGGGGCGAATTGCATTGCTTTGCGCGTCTGACTGAAAAGGATGTTAGAGAGATACGCCAGAACGCAGCGATATGCTCTCTTTACGCACAGGGGAAGCGATACGGTGTAAGCCCCGCCACCATCCGAAATGTTGTTAGACGTGAAACGTGGAAGCATATTCTTTAACCAAAGCCACCCGTGAACTGGCCGTTTCCGCTATTGTAGCTACCACTGACGCCGCCAAGACTTTGGCCGAGACTCTGGCCAAGTGAGTTCGTCAGATGATTCCAGAACCCGTTATTCGATTCCAGATTGTACAAATTTGCAGCTTGGCCTCCCGCGCCCGCGTAGCCAGCAGCCTTGGCTAAATCATAAGCCGATTCACCCTGCGCCCCAGGGTATAATATGGAACTCGAATAATTCCGCTCAGCCTCCACCGCCTGTGGCATCAGGTCGCTAACGGCCCGGTCCTGTAATCTCCGACGATAGGAGTCCTCTGCGGTCGCATACCCACCTTGCCCGCTCGCACCGGCGGCCAGCGCAGCATCACCCATTGGGGCCGGATTCCACGATTTCAACCTGTTCGCCGCCTGATTGACCGCCTGAACAAGTGGCAGGCTCCCGAACTTACCGGCCTGAATATTCTGAAGATCAGTGCCAGCCCTGTCAATTCCAGCTTTGGCAAGCGGATTAAAGGTCGAGTTGTCAAGCGTCGTTACCGATGAAGTATCGGCTTTGTTCGCTAATTGTTTTGCTTGATCATTGCCCGAGCCCAAAATACACTCCTTCCGTGCTATAATGCACGATGAGGCCCCGAGTTGTTTCTGCAACCCGAAGCCTCTAACCAAAATTGAAAGGTAGATTTCAAGAAATGGCTACTGATAATATAAACCGCCTTCAACTCACCGACAAGGATATTAACTATTTCTGGACAAAGGTTGATAAGTCCACCGGATACGGCCCGTGGGGCACTTGCTGGAAATGGAAAACTGGCAATCGCCGTCCAAAAATGAAGGCCGGGATTCAACCCGGCAAGATTCAATTTCGAAAAGTCCAGGTAGGAGCGCACGTAGCTTCTTATCGCATTGCTTACAATAAATGGCCTGAATTGTACGTGCTCCATGGCTGTGATATTAAAAATTGCGTTAATCCAGATCATCTTCGCGAAGGAACGGCGGCTGAGAACGCAGAAGACGCGAGAGTTAGAAATAGACTTCGTAGAGGTTCTAATCATGGAATGGCAAAGACAACAGAAGAGGCGGTGCGCGAAATACGTAGCCTTGGAGGCCTGCTGTCGAGACGCCAGCTTGCGATCAAATTCAATTTGAGTAGAAGTGAGATTGCACATATTCTTCGCGGAGAAAACTGGACGCATATTTAATCCTTTAGAACCCAAGGTCTTGATTGCCGCCACGCCCGATCGATCCACCACCGCCCGGATCGCCACCGCCGCCAGACGGAATACCCCCGGAAGGCGAGGGACTTTTCGATTCGAAGTCCCCGGCCGCCTGTTGATCCGAGGCCGACATCTGCCATTTTCCTGACGCATAACTAAACCCGGCGAAGTCGAAATTAAGCGTCCACGGTGGTATCGAAACAACAGCACCGCTCGCATCCACAATATCGAATCGTAGCCATTGTGAATTTGCTGCCGTTATGCCCAGGTTGTATGTCGCCGGTGTTAAGATATGGAAGCTTATCGGTGACCAGCCAGAGCCGATGACCCCGGCCGCAAACGCCTGCGCTCGCCAGTTCTTTGCCGCGATAGTATACGGTCCTTCAAATCTGCCACCAACATCCTGAGCGCTGCTTATCCCGGTCGACTCAGTGGCGATCCGGTAGAAGTTACTGAAACCGGCAACTGAATCAGACCGATAAACCTCATATGTCCGTACCCCTGGATAGGTCGGAAATGTAACTTCCACTTGTCCCGGATCGACCGCCGTAGGGTCAGGAGTCGACGTAACAGCCACAGGTGACACCGCATCCGAAAACCAGAAATCCCCGGCGGCCGTAAAGTATTTAACAATATACTTTCGTGTGACCGCGCCAGCACCACGAATAAGAGCCGCTGAAATCGGAATTGGCGCGCCTTCGATTATCTTCACCTGTCCTGCGGTGTTATCCCAGCAGGAAACTCGAACTCGGTAGCCGTCGGTGAGCGGTAACGCGCCTGTGTCCGGATTGAGCCTGACGCTACCAATGATAAAAATACTGTTTGCCACGCCGGGCCTGACGAAGTTCTTTTCCAGCGGACTCATTAGTGTAAAAGCGCCACCCCATTCGACGTAGCCTTTTGGTAAATTCCAGACGGTGCTGGCCCCTGCGTTGTAGATGCGCACAAGTTTTCCTGAAACAGTCGAGGTCGCCGCCGCTGTAACAGTTACATGCGTGCTATCGGTAAAGGCTGAAATGGTTGTTATAAGTGGCGCGCCCCCCAATGCGCCATCAATCCAGACAGCCCTACCGACATCCGAGGCGAGAAAAGTTGCGGTCACCATCGAAAGCGCGTGAGGGCTTCCAGTACTGATTGCGCCGTCAGAAACGTACTTGACGGCCGCGATGGCATCAGGACTCTCTGTTGCCGTCACGCTGTCAACAAAAGGACCGGCCGCCGCGCTTCCAGGCGCATACCAAAATGCGCAGACGTTCGCAGCATCGTTTACCGCACCACCACCGATTGAATAAGTAAATCCACGACGACCGGCGTCCGAGGTATTCAGATCGCTATTACGTAGCAGGTTGACGATTACACCAGAGGTCAGCGCCGCAGCTACAGCCTGAGCAAACGCCTGAATATTGCCCGAGGCAAGTGCGGTCGTCAGGTGGTCGAGCAGCGCCCTTTCCTGTAGCGTCTGTGCGAAGTTATCACCTAATGGTATTGCAAAACTGGACATCAGTGAATCCGACTGCTTACCCCTTCCACTTCGAGTGCATAAAACTTTTGACCCGCGCCAGTACCTCCAAAATTGACCGCGAATATCCGACCGGCTTTAATGTTTGCCCGCATCCATTTTGATATTCTCTTGGCGTGCGGCAGGGTCGTTGAAATCGGGCGCACAAACGCGCCCGTCCCGAGATTGAAATTATAGATACCACCAGCCAGCGCAATATCAGTCGAGCTCGAGTAATCCAAGAGAATCTTCTTTGTCGTCTTTAGGTCCTGACTGATTCTAGTTCCGCGAAAACCTTCAGCGGGCGCAAGACCGCCTGAGGCTGTTTGCCAACCGGTTGTAAAGAACCAGGTACTGACACCTGCCCCCGATTCATCGAACTTATAAATATTGTAATTGGCGGATTCAAAAGCCAGCAAATAGAGTTTTCCGGCGTTCGTGTACGCACCTGTGATATTACCAGTCGGGTTCCCCGAACCGGTGACAGCCGCAAGATTTAATGGTGTTGACCATCTGCCCATCCCGCCGCGACCGTTTGGTAGGTTCATATGGAAACAGAGTATTTCCTGATTATGAATAAAACACATTGCCTGTCGCTCATCGCTATAGCCGACGACAACTTTCGATGCATCCCAACTTGCGATCTCGGCATTGATCGGTTTTGAGAATTCGTAATCAAGATTTCCATTTGGATCGATTCGCGCGATCTTCTTGCCATTCGTAAACAGATAAAGGGTCTTCGCAAATATTGCGGCCGATGCAAACCCGGCACAACCTACCCGGTCCCAAATCTGCCTCACCATCACAGGCGGACCATTGACAGCACCAGTATAGACAGCAGCACTTATCGAATTCGCACAGACGAGATATATAAATCCGTCTTGTGGGCGTCCTAACGGAAACTGTAAAGGCTCTGATAGAAACGAAACGTTGTCGGGGTTAAAGGCTTCAGGTTGCCCGGCATCCGAGCAGGCCCAACCGACACCAGAGTAGCAACCACCGACATTCATCACGTTACCGATGGCCGCGCAGGAAGTGCCAGACGGCGGCGGATCGTGGTCTATCGGTGGAGTCTGGCTCAGGATCAATTCACCATCCGACCATTCAATCTCGATAGCACGTGGGACACCATTCAGAAAAGCATTGATGACCGTCGCCGCGCCTACGACCGTTCCAGGTGCATTGTCGTGAACAATAATATGGGTCGCATCGGTAACGGTATCGATTACGGTTGTGAACGTCCCACCGATAATAATCTGTTTGCCAACATCATTTGCGGTGTAAACGTGACCGGTTAATGCCGTGTAGTTTTTTGTCGCAATCGTGATCGATCCTGTTCCATTATCAGTCAGATCGACCTCCTGAATTTGCAGCAGAATCAAAAAAGGACCACTCTCGGCAAATCCATTGGCAGTCACATAGACGTTGTAACCGGTCGTTCCGTCAACCGGTGGGCCGTCAATTTGGATACTGATCGATTGCGCGGTGACAGCGACCACATTCGATGGTGGGCTTGGATTACTCTCAGCGCCAGTAGTGATTCTGATCTTGCTTATCTCGGCCGCAAATGTACCGGTATTCTTTCCGGTGAACCCGACGCCAGGAGTTGCGAGGCCAGCAAGAACCGGCGCATCAGGAGCACTTAATCCGGCCTGTAATGCCGTTTGATAGACACCGTTCTTTAAGACCGCAACTTGCAGGATACTGCTATTCGTCCCAAGGGTGACGATTGCCGCCGGGTTTGATGGATTGGGAGTTTTTACCGGACCAGAGCCGCCGTTGAACCAGATTGACTTACCGGTATAGTATGCAGCCGTTCCACCATTGAGAGTTACCCAGGTATCGCCGACGGTCTGAATCTGGGGACCACCGACATTCGTAAGACCAGCGATGCAGCCCTGAAAGCTTTCCAGTTGACCGAGGACGCTATAGAGAAGGTTCTGACTAGGCGAGATCAGATGATTCGAACTGACGGCGTCAGGTGTTATCTCCTGCCCGATAAAGCCGCCTTCGAAATTGATTGGAATGCTCCACGGTGCGCCCAATTACACCTCACTTAAATGATTGACGGTAATACGATAATGTCTATAATAGAAACGGACTGCCGAGATACGGAAATACCTCAACAGTCCTAGCCAAGGCAGGAATCTAATAAGGAGATTCGCACTATGACCGCTGTTAACATACAACAACCCATCGTAACCGAAAAGCATATTGATAGATTTTGGGCAAAGGTTGACAAAACACCCGGCTATGGCCCGCAAGGCGACTGTTGGCGATGGACCGGTGCCAAACGCATTTCTGGTCGAATGGAATACGGAGGCATGATGATTGGTAGGCGAGGCGTTATCGCAAGTCGTCTCTCGTATTTTCTGGAACATCAGTGCTGGCCTTCTCTTTGCGTTCTTCACCGATGCGATGTGCCTAGATGCGTGAACCCGGCGCATCTCTTTCTTGGTACGCCCAGAGATAATTCTGTCGATTGCGCCAAGAAAAAACGCGGGGCATTTGACCTCCCGGGACATAAACGCGGCATGGGTACCGCACTTCCACAGGCGAAACTGTGTCCGGAAAAAGTCCGAGAAGTTAGAGCTATGGCGGCAACCGGAATGAAATGTGTGGACATCGCGGGCATAGTCGGAATGGACGCCAGCGTGATCAGTAGAGTTATAAGAAGATTGGCTTGGGCTCATGTTATCTAACGACTCCTTGGCGAAGGATTGAGTCTTTTGGCCTAGCCGGAATATTCCCACAGCAATTCAAATGGCCGCATATCGAGCACTGCTTCATCGGCATTATCTTGCCGTGTTTCGGTGAAAAGATATGGGTCTTTGTCGCGTATCGTGTGATATTTAGACCCTTGTGTTTAGCGTCCTCACAGTTGCAGACTTCGAGATCGTCCGATTCAACCGCCGCCTTAATTGCTAGAACCTTGTCGAATTGCGCTTTGTCCGCAGCGGCGATCAGAGCTTCTTCGAGTTTTCCCGTTCGCCAGAGCGCCTCCGACAATCGGCGTCGCTGAAAAGTAATCTCAGCTTCTGGCAAAGGCGATTCCTTTAATAGAACGCCAAGCATCTCCGACGCAAGCAAGACCTCCCGCTCATTGTGTTCAAAATCTCGTTGAACCCGGCTCATTGTCCGGATTCTATTGGCGTCGTAGCCATATCTCGACCGCAACCGCGCCTGTTCCTCTTGCACGGCCTTCAGTTCGTCGCCTTCAAAGCGTTTCTTGATGTATTCCGGAATATCGAATTGCGAATCTTCGGACATCCATGTCCTCCAATCACGTCCTTATGATCTTATGCCGCCTGTTGCCCTTGTTGGGCACTCATAAACGTTTCAACTAGTAATGCAACAATGTCATCCTCGAATTCTGGCGGTAGCGTCGGCATCGTCTCGGTTGTCAGGTCGATTGCCGGAATAAAACTACCGGTGACTACCACTTGACCGGTCAAAGGCGTCTGCGAATTAAGATAAAGTTTCTGTGACTCAATCGCGTAATAGAGATAGCCATCGTCCAGTTCTTTGATTGCGAGTCCTTGTCGATCAGCAATCATATAGGCGTCGATTCCGGCTATTCGACAGGCCGTAAACGGTAGATAGTTTCCGTTGCTCGGATCGTATGGCAACAACAACGGTTCGTTCGCTGATGTTGCAGGCGACAGGTCAACGCTCTGGGTCGGGCCATCAATCGTAAAGTCAAACTCACGCGAAAGCAGACGACGACGGCCATCCATCGAAACCCGCGTGGCAAGTGTATTCAGAGCCGCAGGTAGGTTTCCACGCAATAACGCGTGTAGCGGATCACCCTTTTGACCGCTAGGGCTGATTCGCGAAAGCGCGATTAAGCAGATTGATTCAGTTGTTAAGGTCGTCGTCATTATTTCCTGTGGCGCAGTTTGTTGATTTCCTTTTGCTGCGCCTCGATCAGCGCAGTTAATGCCGTGATCTTCTTGTCTAGTTCTTGGATTGCTGAGATGGACGCTGCCTGAATCGCTGTCGGTTCAAGTTGTAGAGTTCCATTACCCTGCTCGGATACAAATAATGGATTTGCGGCCCTTGCATTTTGCGCTACTAATCCAAGGTGGACCTTGCCGCCGTCAGAATACATCGTGCCTTCGCGCCATTTGTATATCGTCGGATTGACTTTTCGGATTGAATCAAGACCGTTGTTGAATCGCTGGAAATCCTGTTTCAGGCGGGCATCAGATGCGGTGCAGCTAACTACTCCGCCGGCCGTGGTTGTAAGAGCCGTACAACTCGCATAATTTGTAGTATTGAATGTGATGATACCGGTCGTTCCAATCGAAAATCTGGCGGTTGGGGTATAGTTATTTCCAGCAGTCAATCCTGTGTCCTGATAAATTGTGGTGACTCCACCATTTGCCCCAAAGAGAACGGCCGTCGTGGACTTCGCAACCCAGCTTGACCCCGCCGCGTTTAGATTCGCTCCAGCGGTCATATAGGCGTTGTCCGCGGCATTATTGACGAGATAACCACCGGAATCGGCGTTACCCTGTGAAAAATGAACAATAGACGTTGCGGTCGTATCTCGAACATCGAGCTTGTAACCGCCTGTTGCCGTTCCTAGCCAAGTTTGGCCACCACTCAGAGTTAAGGTGTTATTGGCCGCTGCCGTATTGACGGACTTAAATGGCGTCTTATTGGTGTTCTGGGTGATGGTGAAGTCTGCAGCCGGGGCAATGTTCAGGATAATCGGACTAACGGCAGTTAACGTCGTCCCGTCCGTGGTCGCACCTGAGATGCCACCAAAGGCCGAGGAATTGTTATATTGAAGCTGCGTATTTGAGCCACCGGGAGAACCGGCAGTCGGTGTAGCCCACGTGCCGTCACCACGCCAGAACGTCGACGATGATGCAGATGTACCGGAGTTGAGATTGGCAACCGCGAGATTTCCAGTGATATTCGCAGCGTTTCCCGTGACGCTCCCGGCGATTGCATTAGTGACCTGAAGATCAGTAAACCAGCCCTTGGTTAATCGCGCGCCAGTAGCACCCAGCGAACCGGTCATCGTCAAGCTATTTGTTCCCAGGGCTAGGGTTTCAGCCGCGGTTATCGTCGTACCATTGTCGCTTAAACCAGACGCCACGATATTTGTGCCATCCGATTTGGTGATGACATTATTTCCCGCGGAGTTTGTTATTCCGCCGCTGGCGCCATCGATTGAAAACCCATTCCCCCAAACGCCCGAGCTTTTGCATACAAATACTGTGTGGGTTGTTGTGTCAACATAGATATCAGGGCCACCTGAGATACTACAACTGGAAGGTTTACCGGCAGTTGGTCCACCAAACAAGATGGAGGCCGTCTGAGCATCGACGGCCCCACCGAGGATAAGCGAGAAAAGCAGTAGCAGGAAGAGTCTTTTCACAGGTCACCATAACTAATAGAGTTGCCAGAATAGACAGATAATCGCCCCGTTGATGTCCGAGTTGATCCACCAGTCCTGCGGGTGAATCGAGTTGCCCATTGTCGGGAAAAGTGGCTCGACTTCGCCACGACGGAGCAACCGCGCGTAGAAATCAGTCGCGTAATTACCGCCGTCCGCATTAACCACGAGCGAGTTGTTGTCGGCCAGGCCGATCACATTCGCCGCGCTACGAGGACTATGCTGAACAGTAATATACTGATTCGATATGTCCTTTTGTGGCGCGTTCCGGATCGTCAAACCGGTGATTGAATTGGACGCAGCGGCCGTCAAAATCTTACCGAGATTGAACGGCCCATCTGCGGCGATGTCGATAGTGAAATAAACGTAGGGCATTGCGCCTCTTAATTCTGTTCGAAGTTGTAAGTAAATGTCAGGTCGGTCGTGCTCGCGTAAGTCGGCGTTCCGGTTGTGACCACAATCGCCCACAGATTTTGAGTCGCGCCCGATGCCATCACCAATCCGATATTCAACTGACTCGCGAGCCCGATGGAGTTGACCGTATCATAGTCGGTTGTCAGGATTCGGACCCGGCCAACAACTTTGGCGATATCCGTCCCCAGTGTCGCGTATGCCGCATTATCAGTCGGGGCTGTCGGGGCAGCGTTGAAGAAAATGATGTCAAAGGCGACCTTCTGATTGCCCTTATCGGTGATGGTTATCGAACGAAGAAGCGATGTTCCGGCGTTGAGACGAATAGCACCGGTTAATACCTGAAGACCGCCCACGGCATCACCTGACGAATATGCCGGACTCGTACTGACGGTCGGCGTGACAGCGATATTTGCGGGGATGTTTGCCGCTTCGACTAGGTTTGTACTTCCCGGAGTAGTTTGATCGATGCCAAATTTACCAGCAACTGCCGACCCGGACTGTAATGTACTAGTGACGCTTGCCGATACTGACGGCGCTGTTGAGATTCCCATTTTGTTTCACTCCCTTTTCTGACCGCGAATTAAGCTACACCTTCGATTACGGCAATATCACAGGTGCCGCTATCGGTGATAAGCCACCACGCTCCCTGTGCGTCCTCACCCGTGAAGTTCTGCACCGCTCCAACTGCGATGGAGAACGATCCCGCTGCGGTGGTTATCGTGCTGGCCTTGCCGATCCACGCCTTTACACTACCCTCATTTTTAAAAGTCAGGATTTTGCGATTGGGTTTCGCCGTGCAAAGCGCAACTGGCGTACCCCCAGTCTGACCTACCCGAGCGACGGTAACTGTATCTTGCTCTCCAAAAGCCCCCGCTGTGATTCCCATCTTCTACTCCTTATCAAGCTGCCTGTCTTTGTTGCAATAAAGTGATAGGCGGCACAATTGAGCCACCGCCAGTGATAATCTGAATGTGTAGCTCCGCCTGTTTCTGGAAAAACGTGGCGGCTTCCATGAAATCCTGTTCCTTCATCAGCGGCGATAACAGCGCCAGAAGGATAATCGTGTCGATAAACTCTGGGGGTGAAATTAATCCATTAACCGCAGCTGTTCCACGTGAAACGGTGCAGTATTTGAGTTGCGCAGACGTTCCGCTAAAGTACACGTGACCGTCGATCAACTGATAATACCTGTCGGTGAAAGCCGGACCACCAAAGGTCTTTGCCGCGTCTGCGTTGAAGAAGTCAATCCAGTCGGTCTCAGTCGGGCGACCAAGGCGTGTGACGTTATCAGCGCCTTTGATATTGACCGCACGAACAGGACCGATCATATCGACTGGCGTCGGATCGCCGTAATTGAGATTTCCGGAAGTCGCCTGGTAGTAGTTCTCTTTCGGATGACCAGCGGTGTTGCAGATCATCGTTGCGACTCTGAAATCTGCGTTCACAATTCCGGCATCAATCGAGGCTTGCTGCCATCTTGGGTCGGCCGCATCATTTTCATTCCAGACACCAGCAGTGACAGACGCAGTATTCAACTGCTCATAAACCAGATTACGGGCAACGGTGAAGTCTGCCGTCGGGTTAGGCATGGGTCACCTCCAGTAAAGCGTTAGTCATAATAGCCTACGCTTCCTGGCCCAAAGTTAAAACGACCACGCCCAAATGCGGTGCGCCTTGGGCTCGACTGGTTAGGCGCACGATTCATTAATTTGCTAAAGATCGGTTTCCACTCTTCAAGGGCCTCGACTATGACCTCTTTGTACTGCTCTTTCTCGCTATCTGGAATCTTTGCGGCCGGCAAGCATCTAAATGCAATCTCGGCGGTGGTCATCCCGGCGAAAACATCGGCTATCGGAATCGCCGAAGTCGCTAGCTTATCTGGCAACATCAGATTCTGATAGTAAATCTCCATCTCGGCAATCGTTTCCGGGGACCACGAGAGCCGCATCTGATTGTCGGCCCCAAAAAACCCGCAAGACATATAGTTTGAGTTCTCACGCTCCGGAATCATATCGAAATTGACGATATCGACGGGCATCCAGTTACATTTCCGCCGACCGAACTGTGGAAATCTAATACGGGCCAATACCGGGTTTGCAAACGCCGTAGGCATTGTATAATCGCGTTTCCATATCTGCAGATTAACGGTTGTCTTCTGAGTCCGATGGTTCTGATGAGATAGGTCTAGTTCCGCAACGTGAAAAGCCATCACGTCTTCACGATGCATGTGCAAAATCGTCGACTGAAGCTGGACTTCGGTTATGTTACCAAGCCACAGCCTGACACGACTATCAATTGCTGATTGCGGAACTGTACCCATTATTTACCTGACTGCGGTTTATTTGGCTGTGTCGGCGCTGCCGGTTTTGGCTGAGCCTTGACGTATTCACCGCTCGCCAAAAGCTCTTCCATTGCCATTTTTGCCATCTGACGAGCCATCTCCATAGCGTCCTTTTGCTTCTTCTCTTCATCCTCGACGACCTCAACGACCGGTGCATTGCCTCTCAGGTTGCTAAAACCATCACGTATCGTTCCGATAACATCCTGAAACATTGAGCCTTTATCTTCGCGGCCAAATTCCATTTGACGTTCAACCGGTGTCGGTTTGCCCAGAAACCAGAAACACCGCGCCTGGGTGTCATCTATTGCACCCTGACCCTGCTGATCCTTGCCCCTTCCATCAATCTCTTTTATCGCTGCTTTGATTTCGCTCTCAGCGTATGCACGAGAACCGTCAAGAGCGTTAATCAACTCTTCAATGATTTCCAAACCAATTGTTTTCAGCTTCTCCGGCAATCGCGTCTTCTCACCTTGCGGATCGGGTACGCACTCACGGCTGACGGCTAGATTTAGACGGCGCGGCACTTCGGCCGACAAATGACGACCAAATTCTTCGTAGGGAAGTTCATCAACCGATTCGCCGTTGACAGGAAAATGGATAATCTCGTTGATCAGACTAACTGAATGCTCCATCGTCCAGCCCATCGGAAGATGCTGAACACCGTATTTGAGCGGCGTCTGAAGTTCCACCATCTTTAGTGTCCGGTACTGTCTGAGTATGTCCTGCACCTGGGGTAGGATCGCCTTTGGCCGCCAGTGGAAACCGACTGGATCCATCTCGGAAGCCGCCATATAGCTTTCGAGCTCTTCCGGTCTCAGCGAATAATCAGGATACGAATGCCGGGCGATCAGCGTTATGAATCGCTGGGGTATTTTCGTCGCGTAACACTTCAATTCCCGAATGTCGAGTACGCCGCCAACCTGCGGATTAAACGCAAGGTATAGATAGCGTGTGCGGGCATCCTCGATAACCACTTGCTGAGTGTCCGAGTAGACTCCCGGTCGGGGCTTCGGTGTGAAATCTAACAACTGTGAACTCATATTTTTCCTTTATAGGGTGACTATTGACGATGCGCAGCGGTCGGTCAGGACGTTAACAGTCGTCGTTGTTCGTCTGCGATGATGCTCTTTCATAATCCGGGACAATCTTTCAATGCAACGCAGGTCTCGCTGTTCTTGCTGAGATTTCTCAATACTGTGTTTCAGTTTCAATAACTGACGCGGCGACATTGAATCGAATCGGTGCTCCCAGTCTAACTTACGCGCCACTTCTTCAAGGACGAGCCGGTTTGGCTCCCACATCTCTTTGGTCTGTGGATTTTCCAGGCACATCCATTCGACGTACTGCCCATCTATCGGAAACGGCCCCATCACATCTTCCTTGATACCAGTTTCAGGATCGACATAGAACCGCCATTCGATTTCCCAGACATCCCGCGGTATCTTCGACACCGGAATGAATTTCTCGATATAGTATCGATCACGCGGAATCATCTCGGCCCGATGGACCACCTGTTCGATCAATAACTCGTCATCGGTAACTCTGAAAGTCTGTTCCGCTAGGTAGCCGGGATATTTTGGTCGCCATTCGATCTCAACTGGCGCTTGTTTGAACGCGAACAATCCCTCTTTTTGGTTATCGAGATCGACAATCAGGTCGTTTACGTGTTTGTCTTTGAGCGCCATTTTCATAGCTTCGACAGATTGACCCCAGACTATTTTGCGTAAAGGCTGACCGGAGAGACTGTCAATCCCTCCGATCCGGGTTAACTCAGGTTGAAACCACGGAGGCAGATACGGTCGCGGTTGATTCCGTAACCGGTGGAGCTCTGCCTCGTATTGTGCGATCGCGTTGACCATTTATACCTGTGAAGGAATCGGCAGTCCTGCAAATCCGAGATTGAAAATCTTCACGGCTCGCGAAGGCGCGGCCGATCCGAAGTCTTCCTTCCAGATATTGACGTACTGTGACTTGTCGAACCAGTTACCAGCGCCGGTATTGTCGAAACCGGGGATCAGCATCAGACCTTCGGCGTCAGCGCCACGTCTTTGCAGTCCCAACTCGCGTAGGGGATACCGCTGTAACAGCCCCTCGTGAGTGTAGTAAACAGTATCGGCTGGCTGTTTCTCGTCTTCGTCGATCAGTTCACCGGCATAGGAAATCGTCTGAAATTGAGGATCGAAATTGGCATCACCAGCGCCAAATCGTTTCAACGACGAGACGTTTGCACCAAGGGTCTGACCAAGCGCCAGGTAAGCATCACACTGGGCGGTCGGGAAGAACCAATAGCACGGCGGCACTTTTGCGTCGACACCCTTCTTGTAGGTCAGCGCTTTCTTGTTGCGCTGCATCAACGAGATATTGAGCATTTTGCCGAGCGCATCTTCGGTTCGCGGCAGATAACTCGCCGGAACAGTCGAGGTGTCGATTCCCTGATAGGTGCGGGCCGTCGAACTGTTGACGTGATAAGCAAGCCCGAAATACTCCAGGTTATACATCCCTTTGTAGATCATTATATCGCCAGCGATGACCGAACCGTCGATGTTGTTGTCAAATCCCGCGACGTTGCCGGCGGTCGTGCTTGTGCATTTGTAATAGGTGACACCGACTCGCAGAGTTCCAGAAGGCGAACGGAATTCAAACTTGCCGCCCTTCAGGAATAGCGAATTGCCCATCGGATCAGTGAACGTCACAGAAGCGCCAGAGACGCTCAGAACCGTGGCTCTCGTGCCCGTGCCATCACCAAAAATCATAATGTCGCGCTGGACCGCAATTGCTGCGGCATCGTTGATCATCGAGTTCTGGAGTGTCTGCTGGACCATCATATCGGTCGATTCGAGCGCGTCATTTGTGAACAGCGATGCCATCCAGAACCGTTTGTAGGTCGCTGTGGCGCGCGCCCATTCACTTCCACCAGGGTCAGCGTATTGGCCACCTTCAGCGCCGCCGCCAAGAGTGCCGTTGAGTCTCATCAGCATTGGGATGAACGTGCCGCGGACGTTTACAGGTCTACGGTCTGAGTCTTTGAACTTTGGATAGGTGTGGCTGGATTCGTTCGCCTGATTGCGAACCTCCATCTGAACCTCTTCGAGGGTTATCGGCGTAATCGCCGTTGAGTCAACTGCCATAATGAAACATCCTTGTTATCGCCGCCCGGACTTCCGTGTCCGACCGTCTACGCTAACGCTGGGTTGTCGCGTCCATATAGGCTTTCTCGTTCGGATACAGGTGCATATACTTCTGTCGATGAGCAGAGGCATCCTCGACCCATTTCTTACTATATCCATCCTCATAAAGACGTTTTCCGCTCGCATCGACCGCCTTTCGATCCGGTCGCGATGGAACGGTATTGGAAAGCCCCGCCTGGGTTGACGGTTCCGCGTTTGCCGTTTTGACCGTGGTTAATTGAGCCTGGATCACGTCGCTATCGATGTTTTCGATATTGCACCATTTAGCAGCGATTTCACCAGCCCCAAGCCTTATTTTTGCTTGAAGCCTTGAGAGTTTGCCTTCTGCGATAAGCGCCTGTCCGCCGCCAGCGCGCGCGTTTGCCAATTGCTTATCCAGTTCGTCACCGACGGTTTCTTTAATGTGTGAATCAATCCACGACCGTAACTGCCGCATCTTACCTTCGGTCTGCAGCGTTTTAGTCGGATAGATTTTCGACACTATCTCGTCAACCGGTGACAAGACCTGCTCTCTAAACTTCTGTTCGCGACCAGCACCTTCGGCCTGCTTGTCAACTTCAGTCTTTTTGACCTGACCGTTAGACAGGCTCTCCACCTGCTTTTTCAGCGCCTGCTTTTCCTGCTGTTCCTTTTGTTTCTCCCGTTGTTCCCTGCGTTTTTCTGAGCGGAAATACGCAACGTTTTCCGGGATTTCGACCTTCTGTCCGTACTCATCCATTGCATAGCAATACGGCGGAAGGACATCGGAGTCGGTCGTCGGAGCGGCCTGAAGTTGATAACCGTTGGCAACAAAAGCGTGATGGGCTTCCAGTTGCGCATCGGTTGGTGGAGCACCAAAGAAGGTATCAATGAAGATTTTATAACTCGCCTGCCCATAATAGTCGCTTGTGGCGGCTACCATTGTTGGCGCGTTAGTCGGACTGATCGCGTACATTTGATCGAACAGTTTTTGGAGTGACGCATATCTGCGCCGTCCATAGACATCATCGGGTTCACCCGCGCGTTGCTGCCAGGCGTCCGAATTGGTCATCAGGTTCGATACTTCCGCCGCTTGCTGAAGGTAAGGTTTACCCCCGGCTTCGTCAACCCATTCGGCAATCTCGGTAAACTCGCCAAGTTGAATAGCTAGTTCATCGTGCTTTGCTTTCCACTGAGCTGCCTCACCTTTGACAAGATCGTATTGCTTCCTGAATTGTGGAACCGGAAGTTTTTGAATCTCTTCGGGTGATAGGTTGATAGCTGCTTGATCGGCGGTGATGACAGATGACCCACTGTCAGGGGTACTTAAGGCTTGGCTAGTCGAGGCCGGCGTTGTAAGCGCCTGCGAATCACGGTTCGCTACGGCTGTAGTTTCATCAAGGTTCATTCAGTCTCATCTTGGCTCGTCTGCGGCGTCCATTGTTACAGAGTTGGCTCTCGAAACACCGTAAGACGATTGGAATTGGTTGAGACCTTGCTATGTGAGGGATAATCGTACAGTTAAACCGTTAAGTCAACAGATTTTTATAAGAGTGGGGCGAAAGGGGACATCTAGCCACCTGAATCGTCTGCATCGGGTTCGGCCTCAGCCATCTGTTGTTCGTGCCCTTGTTGCTGGCTGGCCATTGCTTGATCGTGACCGTGCTGCATCGCCGCCATCGTTTCGGCATGTGCCTGTTCGGCCGCCTGGCTGGCGGCACCGTGACCGTGATCGAGTTTGGCTTTTTCAAGCTCAGTGTCAGATTTCATTGCCTGATCCATCACATCGCCAGCTTTTTCGATCATTCCCTGTTGAACCTGCTGTTGCATTTGTTTCTGCTGTGCCTGATCCTGTGCCTGTGTAATCGCGTCAACGTGTCGCTGTCTCAGACCTAAAACACATTGCTGAATGAAGATCGGGCCAGATTCCCCGTCATCAGTTTGCATCCAATCGGTGTAGGTCGCAACATAAACCGCGTGGTTGTCGGTGTCGCCTTGGAAATTGATTCTGGCAACCGTTTCCTGAACCAATGCCTGATAAGCTGCGTACTTTTTATTAGTCGGGGCTGTTGTCGGTTGTCCGTTCTGATCGGGTGGGCCGACTGGTTGCATTTGTGGATCAGGAACTGGCTGAGTAATGTCAAACGACCGCGCCAGGACCGTGAATATAAACTGCTGAAGTTTCTGCAACCGCTTTTCGGCATTGCGCTTCGTCGGCTCAATCTGATCGACATTGTATGGATTATTGAACGCTTCGAAGATGATTTCCTGAATCTTTGGACCCCAGACCTGACTATTGAACGCACCACCGGCAACGCCACCAAAGCCAGCGAGCGTCATCAGGTCCATCTTTACGTCTTGTTGCGTGCGCGGAATATGCGAGCCAGGCGCATAGGTTATCTCGATTTCCTTCGCCATATCATAGTTCAGATCAGTAAACGCCTTGATTTCGAAGTCCTCAAACTCACCCAGAAAATCGTCTTGTCCTTTGACGTAATATTTTCTTCGCAGTTCAAGCATCTGATACATTCGCGTCGACTCTGCCTCGGCTCGCAGGTCACACGGCGGAGCGAGTAATCCGACCTGTTGCTGGCGCTCCATCGCAGCCTCGCCAAATGTCTTTACCGATGGATCGTGTGTTCCCTGAATCTGAGCTTTCATTCCAGAGATGTATTCTATTTCAGCAGCGATTCCTCGCTTGTCTTCATTTACCCGCTCCGACACGTCCAAGGCCGGAATAACGACGAACGCCTTATTGACATCCTCGCCCGTGAAAGCCTCTTCAACGTAAACCGCATTGAAGCCCGGCTGATTTTCCATCTTCGACATATCGAACGAGCTTCGTTTGCCAAGGATTATTGGCACGCTGCACGTCATATCACTGTTCATCGACAAGGTATCCAGCGCGTTGTAACGTTTCTGAGGCTGAACTATTCGCTCAACCATTCCGTCACAGTGGAAACCGTCAATGTTTTTGGTGTACCCACAGGAAACCCAACGACCGTTCTTCGATTCGTCAAACCATTGGAGGATACAATCACCGACTTTATAGAGTCGCAATCCCTTTTTAAACTTGTCACCGAGTTTCGTGCCCGCGGGAATCGTATCGGTCGGGTTTTGCGGATCACCGAGAATTATATCCTGATCAATCTCGATGTCCTGAAACATCGGCGGGTCAAGCCAGAGGCGTTCGCGTCTGAGTTTTTCGAACGGTCCAGAATACCCAGATGCCCCATAGCCTTGATAACCCGGAATGCTGTTCGAGCCAGTTGCGCGGGCGAGTTGATACTGCAAAACGAGAACAGGTGATGGTGGCGAACTTGGAATGTCAGCCCACGGATACATTGCTTCGAGAACTGCTCGGCTCATCAGGTCTTCAGTGTAAAAAAACGTACTCTCCGGAACCGTTCGAGCCGTGAATTCGAGAACAACGCCTTCAGGTGGAAATAATCGACTTACTGGCTGACCGACCTGTTCTTTGTGGCTACCATTCGGAATCTTCATCGGCGGCGTTGCGGGTGTGTTTGAGGCCGCCAATTGCGTTGAACCGCACTGGGGACATTGGGAATTGACCACTGGTTGCCCGTATTGCGATTGAACGGCTGGAGGCGCTCCACTTTGGTCCACCAGGTCACTGACATCGCCTGCTTGCGGACAGTTTGTACATTGGTACTGCCAGGATTCGGGCACGCCAGGAACAATCGCGTAATCCGTAATGTCCATCAGACCGCCGGCATTCTGGTCGTAATAGGTTTCTTTATACCATTCGCCACAGACCAACTGAAACAGAGCTTCGTCCTGCCGGACAGACGGTTTGGAATGAATCGCGGCGTCGAAATCCATGTAAGCTTGGGCAACCCGCGCCCGTGCTCGCTGTTCAGGTTTTGGGTTCTTTGCGCGCGCTCCAGCTTTGAATTCGGGATTGCTGGCCGTAATTTCCTTTAATCCCGCGCGCACAGCCGGACTTACGTGGTCAGTTGTGAGCAACGCCGATTCTTCGTCGGCACTAATAAACTTGCCTTCACTATTCGGAGTCGTAAGGATGTTTTCGCAGATTCCAGATTGGCGATCGATCGCCAGTTGCTGTTCGCCACGAGTGAATCTCCGGGATTCCTGCATCTTCAGGACGCGCGGCCAGCGCTCGCCGATGTAGTTGTTATTGACGGCTGCGAATAACTCCATCGCCCAATTTTTGGGGTTACGACGGTTCTTTGTCTTCTTTACGAGTTGTCGCTGCGTGTGGCGCGTATATTCATCGGACGGCAGCAGTTCTGCACCGTGCGCGCCGTCCTTTGGCAAATTATTGGGCGGTGTCGACATCCTTGTCTAACTCCGAATCAGGTTTTAGTCAAACATTGGGTCCGGATCGATTTCTTCCGGTTTTACCAGGATTCCCGGTAAAATGACGCCTTCGCCGTTCTCATTGAATGCGGGAATGCCGGCCGCGAAGATTTCCGAGAATAATTGGCGTTGTCCGTCACGATCAAATGACCGTCCGGCTAGATTCTCATCAAGTAGTTTTTCACTCATTATTGAAACTCCTCCGCTAGAATCTCTTGAATCTTGCTACCGTAACTTTCTAAATCTGATTTCTCTTGTTCAACCGAAGCCTGTCGCATCTGGTTCTGTAAATCCAGCCGCCGCTCTTCGACAATGCTCAGACCCCGGCCGTGCTGCTTTACCTCGGGCTGAATCACTGGTTTTGTGTGAATCGGCGCCGCTCCGTTCTTCCGCAAGATCACATCTATAAGCGAATTCCGCTCTTTTGTCCATTCCTGGCGGTCAAGTCCGCGGCCAACACGCTCGGCCCGCAGTTCATCTTCAAGTGCAAGTATCCTGTCTTGTTTTGAGCGGGCGAGACCGAATATGGCAAGGAAACCGAGGGATTCGTAGTATTTCATTGCTTGTTAGGATTCCTTTGAATCGATCCGGTTTTCAACATCACATATTCGGGATTATAAACGGTCGAGACGGCCACGGATTTCTTTGGATCCTCCAGGGATGGTCTAATGACTCGCATCACAAGAGGTCTTCGAGCACGTGACGGTTCGGTTTTAATTAGCGATTTCCCAGATGCCATTATGATTCCCCTGAGAGTTTTTCGGTGACGGGAACAGGTTCAACCACGACAGGTTTTTCTACTGGAATTGCCGTTTCAGGAATCGGCTCGTTTTCGCGTTCGAGTTTTTCAGCAACAGCAATGGCCGCAAACACACTCAACTCATCAAACACTCCCGCGCTCAATCGAGTGCCCACGACACCACCTGTGCTTCGTTCCCACTCGCAGTTTTCATACTGACGCTCGTTGAGTATCTCTACAGCGCGTTCCAGTGTGATTCCCACGATGGCCGGGCCGGGATGCTCCATTTCCTGCAAATGCGATTCAATGGTGTCGAAATGCTGTTTCAGTGTCTCAGGATGAGCGCCATTTGTGATTGTGCTGCGGAGTTTACGCGCCTCAGATCGAACGCTGTTGATAATGTCCTGAAGATTCATGATATTTTCTCCCTTAAAATCTGTTCGGCGAACTCAACCAGCGATTGCTCCGTTGCGCCTTTCGCTAATTTCAGACAGTTGATGATTTCAATGACATCGCGAATCGCAAGACCACAGATCAGGTCTTGCGCGATTTCGCCACTAGGTGTCTTTCTCGGCCCCCCGGCGACAGGGTACTTGCCGTACTCGTGTGGCCCGAAGTCTGCAGCGGCATTTGGTATAGGTTTCGGCGCGTCGTCAACGGGCGTTGAGCACTCCAGGTCCTTGATTCTTGCGCTACCTTCCATCGATTCTTTCTGTTGTCCAACCCGATGTCGCATCATCTCGTGTGCGTGTTTTGAATCACATTCGTCAGGGCATTTATCGTAGTCGGGATGTGGGATTGGACCGACTACGACGATTTTGTTTATTTTCGCTTGAAAGTTTCGATACTGCGTTAACGCTTCTAACCGTTCGCTCATAGTTCGCACTCCGCATAGTTTAATAGTCGATTCGCGTTCTGGAAACTACGATGCTCGTACAATCGCCGATTAAACCGGTTTCAATCTTCAAGGTGACTAATATCGAAATAACCGCCTTCGTGACTTGCGGTGATAGTTTTATCGGACAGATTGGCGAATATCGAGTAATCGTAGAGTACTTGAGTTGCGTAAACATCCCACGAATCTGCACCCACTGGCGGTTCTGGAAGAATAATCTTAACGGCTTGGCTCATACAATTCTCTCCCTGTGAACATAAGCAATCGGCGCAATCAACACATCACAAACGCATTGATTTCCGCGAAAGAACGGACAATGGAAATCGTGGAAGATCATCACAGGCCAGTTGCCCTCTTTCGTCGGATAGAGCACTCCACGCGCGACCAGATGCGCGATTTGAGCCTCGTAACTAGGGATAAGCCGCTCTTCCATTATTTATATCTTTTCTGAATCCTCAGGCCGTTGTCGTGCAGTCTCGCATCCTCGGGATTGCCTATGATGACATAAGAATCTTGGCCGCCATCCGAGACAATAAGGACTTTTATATCTTCATCGGCCGTGTGATTATTTGAATGACTCCAAATCTCCAATTCCTGATCGCACTGTTTGAGAATTTCGATTAGCCTTGATACTTTCATTATTTCACGTTTTCAGTGCGTTCAACGACCTTCGCGGTTACGGCCCAGGTTGTCGGGTCTTTGGTGAAAAACACGTCCAGCATCGGAATCATCTTTCCGGGGCCGGGATTCTTCCATTGAAGACTTCCGAGAATGAGACAGTAAGCATCGCAATATCCGCTACTCCCATCCGCGTTGAACATCGGCAACGGATAGATGACCCCGCCGCTGTAATGGTCATCGCAGAGGAAAACATCCGCTGGCAATTGTGGAATGATTAGGTCAAGCATATTCGCGACGGTCTCGCCCTTGACGTGCATGTCGATCACGTCGCCGGTAATGACCAGCATTCGCATACCGGCCTCAACGTGTTTTGGCAACTGAGATCGTAGCTTAAACTTTGATTTCAACTCGGCACTGAATAATGATTCCGGCTGATCGGCCGCGATACCGAAAGGACCCTCGTACAGCTTATCAACTAAATCGGGATTGACTCCTTTGCTAATGCAAAAGTCCTTCGCCATCTCTATTTGCTTTTCTCGGCTCATCTTCCACCTCTATAGCGGTCGAGTATACCACGACGCCCCGTATTCTGTTCTTTGTATTTCTGGCGCGCTTCGATTCGCTGCATAATCCTGACGTTCAGGTCCTCGATTGTGCCATCCCGGATTTCACGGGTCAGGGTTTCGGCGCGTAAAGGCTCAGGGAATGATGCCTCCATCCGTTCGTTATCAGATAGCTTTTTGCTTGGCCCGAAGAAGTGACCAGCAACACCGCGCAATGCATCGACCGCATCATCGAAGAACTTCTCAGGCTTCATCTTTCCGACAGGTTTACCGGCTTCGGTTGTCGGATAGTGATACGCGGGCATCTCGGCTCTTAATCGTTTTAGTCCGTCCTGATCGCGAGCAGCGACGACGGCACCGTGTCCTGAATGATCCTTTTCCATCTGACCCTGATCATCAGCGACAATCAGATACAGACGCGGTGAACCGTACAGCTCCGCTCTGAACGGATGCTGCCATTTTCGAGGTTCGAGGAATTCATTAATGACAGACAGCCCCCAATTGTCGGTGGTCTGCCATTTTTCCCAGGGCATTCGATGTTCGCGCAGAAACGTGTTTTGTTCCGTCGATCGCTCGTGACTGATCCGTTTTTGAACCATCCTTTCGGTCTCGTGATCAACGGCTTCGACGGTTTTAATCTCGCGGGCAACTTCTCCGACAGTCGGGCCGCCGCTCCACATCCGTTCACGATAGACGAATATGCAGCCTCGAATTGATGGATGTGCATTCTCAGCCGCGATGGCGATCCAGATACATACTGCTGGGTGTTGATTCTCGTCAGTTGCTCCCCAGTCAAGGCCCCGACCACAAAACCAATTAGTCGGGATTCGATAAAGATTAGTGTCTGGATTGACTGCGCCAACGGCGACGCTCGCGAATTCTTTCCAGGTGACGACGTTCAGGAGTTCATTGTACTTGGTGAAAACTTTGCCGGGCTGCGAGGCATCGTAATCGCGGGAAACCTCCTGCGCAACTTCCTGCGTCGTCATTCGAGGACCGCAGTATCCGTGATCGAGAGAGTTGAACCATCGATCATCTTTCCAAGGGTGTTCTCGCCAATCCATCGTAAAAACGTTTGTACCACCAGCGTGACGCTCTTCAGCGAATTTGTTGAGCCTGCCTTTGACTGATGAGACCTTGAACATACAACGGACGGTTTGAGACATTGCTGTATGTTGCGTGTATCCGCCAAACGGCCAGCTTGCGAATTCATCGCAGAGCGCGACGGTTCGTCGACGTTGGCGACCGATATTCTGAGTGGGAGCTTGACCCGTGATAACTGATCCATTCTCAGGATTCGCGATATTCATATACGGCATATGTCGGTTTGGATCAAAACCAACCGGAAGCATCCATTTTGGAAGCATCCGAATCTGAAACCGCGTCTTTTCGAATAAGGTATCTGGGTCCTGCTTCGAGTCGACCAGATCTTCGGTCGCCGATGATAGCAACGAGGAAAAGCCTTCGGTAAACAGCCAGTGTTTCACGTTCCATTCGATCCAGATCACCGTAGCTCCCATATCGCGGGATTTCTCAACCAGTCCGGATGAGTGCTCTTCGAATGTCGTGCACTCCAACCAATCGATGTAGTTATCCTGAAACGGAAACGGAACGGTCGGCATCACCGACAACGGCGCATCGGGTCTTGGGTCGGTTGACCATGCGTAATATCTGAACCAGTATTTTGTGTCTTTTCTGCAGAGTTCTTTTTCGGCCGCCTGATCTTCTGGGGTGACGATTCTCGCAAGATGAGCGATGCGTTCTTGAGCACTCTCGGCCGCCCTGTGAAGCTGCCAGCCAATTAAATCACGCTGATATTCTCGGGCCTGACGCTCGATGTCATTGGTTGCGCGGTCGATTAGCGGTTGAATCTTTGACTGCGCCAGATCAATAAGAATCTCACAATTGGCACAGCGGGCGAGCGCGTCGTCTAATCTGCTGAGATAGGTTTCGCCTTTTTCGCGGGATTCCAGGCTTTTGTAGAGATCAACAGCCTGATCCGCAGCCTTGAATTGGTCGACCAGGCCGACGATAATGGAGCGAAGGTCGTCTGTTGCCATCTACCACTCGCTGATGAGTCTTGAATATTCGGCTAGTTCTTCAGGTGAGAATCCTAATTGCGCCCATCGGTTCGGATCGAGTTTCTTCCAAACATCAAGAGAGTGAACCTGACAGCCGATGACAATCCTATCGTTGATTGATTCGACTAGGTTAAATTGGAATACCGATCGCACAACCCTTGGCGGCCTCGTCCATTCGCCTTCAACGATATCGGTCGACGGATACAGCTCGCAATTGCTGACCTTTGCATCACCCTTGACGGTCAGCGGTCCATAGATCAAAACTCCCATCAGTTGCGCGTTTTCAGTGATTCTGATTATTTGCCCAGGTCCACAGCGCAAATCGCAGCTATGAACCGAGGCACTGTCAGCGACTAGGATATCGCCAATTAAGAGGGAATTTATAACTGCAGCCTTCTCGCCGGCCACAATCACTGAGCCGTGTAGCCGCGATTTCTGAATATCTGCGCCGCCAAAGACCCTGCACGCACCGGATAGTTGACTACCCTTGCGGATTACGGACTCGCCGTAGACCTCACAGGCGTCAAGTACAACGCAATCTTCACCGATGAACGCCTTTTGAGCGACCGTAGCGCCGGTTGCGACTTTTCCGCTTCCGTTTAGATGGACCGTGAATGGATTTGCCATAGATTTTCCGCGCGCGACTCGATTTTCATAGCAAAGTTAGTCAACAGGAGCAACTCGAATCGCGCGCGTGACGGCACTATAACACAGTTCAAAGAAAAAGCCCCGCAAATCGCGGGGCGAGCAGGAGTTACCTCACGAACGAACTTGTTACCCGTTCTGGACTGGAGCAACGGCCGCCGTGGTCGCTGCTACTGCCGGCGTAAGAATCTTGATGTCGTTTTGTAGTTTCGTCAATGCGTCCACCACTGCCGGATCAGTGTCCTCTGCGTCGATTGCAGCTTGAACGGCCGTTGCAGTCGCACCACCCTGATTGGCCAGGAAAGTACTGACCGCCGATGACAATGCGGTCGATGCGTCAACTAACTTCTGAATATTTGGTGACAGTGCCATAAGAATCTCCTTCGTCTCGTTAACTGCAGTTGTGAGGCGGTCAAGCGCACAGGGTATTTCCATCAGTGCATTCAGACCGCTTAAAGTGTGAAGCAACTCGTTTGGGTGTTCGCCCTCGAAAGTTGCGTGGATGGTAAATTTACTCATACAGCCGCCATATTGCCCGATTTGGCGCGTGATTTCAATAGAATTCGCTAACCACAAGTCTGGATTATCTTCATTACCTGCAAAAACAGCAGGATCATCAGGATCAGTGCGGCTACGTTACTTGCACTTACAGTTACGCCATCGGGAGCGCGTTTATAGATAGCCCAACCACCGCCGAAAAACACGATAACCGACAGAATGAAATCAAGGACCAAGACAGAAATTGAAGCCATCGATACCTCGCTGGGGTTTGATTGCGGGGCGCTCCATCAGCGTTCATAGTTAGAGGGTACACTTAAGATCGACGAATACGCCCCTGAGAGATAATAGCACACCGAAGGACCAGCCTCGACGTTAATAACTAAGCGTTGCAATCATTAGCGTTGGTCCCTGCAGAAAACGTCGAGGGCTGTCTTAATAGATAGGTTGCGGTTAAGTTTAATTCCCGGCGCTATATTATCTCGCCAATTCAGCGAACCCAGAGAGTGATAGCTTTCGCCCCTCAGCCTGGGTGCGGTTAGGCAGTCCGCATCTCCAGGAAAAAGCTATTATAAGGCAACGAAATTCGTGATACAATATGACAATCGGCGGCGGTGTTTGAGCACCTTCCGCCGATCTACCAATTCAATAAATCTGTAAAGGAGATTTACTCAATGGCTGAATTTCATTTTAACACGATTCACGGATTGAGTGGTACGCCCGAGTTTAAAACCTGGGACCGCATCAAGACGCGGTGCTTGAATCCGCGCCAACCACAATGGAAAGATTACGGCGGTCGGGGAATCAAGATATGTGGTTACTTGCTCTCTTCCGCTGGCGCTTTTTACTCTACGGTAGGTCCTCGACCAGACCCTTCAATGCAGATCGACAGAAAAGACAATGACGGGCACTATAGTTGCGGCCAGTGTTCAGAGTGCCTTGAAAATGGTTGGCCGATGAATTTACGATGGGCCACAAGAACCCAGAACGCACGGAATAAACGGAGTAATCGAATCGTAGAATGCAATGGCGAAAAGATGTGTTTAGCTGAATGGTGTGATCGACATGGACTCAAGAGGAGCGTTGTCGCGACGAATATTCAGCGAGGAAAGAGTCTTGATGAAATTTTAAGTGGTACCAACACCAAGCGTAAAACAAATCCGCCCAAAACGTTTACATTCGCGGGGGAATCACTGAGAGTGCGGGAATGGGCCAAGCGTTTTAACGTTAGAGAGGAAGATTTCGAAATGTTTCGAAATAGAATACGAACCGGGTGGAATCCAGAAATTGCGGCGAGGATACCCAGGCTGCCTTCGCGAAAATGTCCCTACAGTCGTTGGTAGTCAGGATTAGCCGCTACCGTTCGGGTGCAGTGTCGGGCTGCGCTTCCGGGAAAGATCGTTAGCGGCATATCTCGCCGAAGCGTTGTAGCGTTTCCTTGCCGTTGCCATCAACCGAGTCGAATAGATCGAGAATCTCGTCTTCTTCGGTGATTTGTTTGTTCTTAATCGCTCCGCGAAGCTGCGTTGTAATTCTTTTGGCTGCTGAAGCAATCCACTCGTGTGTTATTGGCCCGTGCTGATAGATACAGTCACGTAGCGCCCCGATGACAATCTTATCTATCTGATTAACAGTGTATTCAGCCATAGATTTGGTGCGAAAGGTGGGACCCGAACCCACAATTTATTTCTCCTTAAAGTCTCTTGTGTGGATATACTACCACGATGTAGCCGAAACTACACTTGCCAAATATCAAATTATCTGCATCGAATGCTTTATTCTGCGGAAAATGTGGGCAGCCGCTAGCCGTGACTCTTGATCGCAAAAACTACGGCTTGCTTGGCATCCAGGTCGTTATTGAAGAGGAATCGCGGTGCACTGGCAAGCAGACCGTCCGGCTTGTGAGCGTCCGCAAAAAACCGGGTGCGTTGTTCGCGAAGTAGGGTATAATCAGCGAATCGTGTCGCTCTGCTGATCACAGAGTTTTGGGTTGTGGCGAGGATGAACTACACACATTCTCGCTGCAATCATCACACGAAATTCACATTGGAAGTGTAGCCAATGAATCAGACGCCAGCGTTTTTTGACCGTTATTTCCGCGTTTCTGTTCGTTACCGTCGAATCTTCTTCAAGCTAACAAAATCAATCGAGGCAACAATCTTTCTATCCCAAGCGTGGTTTTGGTGGGAATGCAGCGATCAGCCCAACGGTGAATTTTGGAAAACCCGTCGTCAGTGGGAGAAAGAAACCGGACTCACTCGACGACAACAGGAAATGGCACGGTCTATTTTACTCGATCTTGAATTCATCACCGAGCCAACAGTTACCAGAGGGAAACCCCGTCGATTTATCGTGGGCGTTACGACTGTGCTTGAGGCAATTAAAAGGTACTCGGAAGAAACGGGGGACCTTTGCAAGAAAGAATTCCCCGAAATCGACGCGAAGGATGGCAAGGTTTCCCCATTTCAGGCACGGAAAGCGCGCAAAAAGTAGGTACGTTCTGGCCCTACTTTCGGCGCAGGGTAGGTACGAATCAGCCCTGCTTAAGTAGGTACGTTCTGGCCCTGGGGTAGGGCCGAAACGTACCACAAAGATGTTATAGTTAATATGTACCGTTTTTTAAAAGGTCATATCGTGGCTTACGCCACAAAAAGGTCACAAGAAGTTGAACGCTGTCGCGTACCAACTTCCCCACTCAGAAAAATTCTCAGGACCGAATTTTTGCTTACGCGGCGGATGGTTTGCGCGCGCGGATTTGATTAATGTTTTTCATTTGACCTGATACGCTGATATGCGTATTATGGATTTATGAAGAACCAGATAACTGAGCAGGATTTCTACAACTTGTTGATGATGGCAGTTACGAAGGCTGGATCACAGAAAGCCTATGCCGAAAAAATTGGGGTGTCCGGTTCTTACCTGAGCGATGTTCTGAAGGCACGGAGAGCACCAGGAATGCAGATTATGCGCGATCTGGGGTATCGTCGCGCCGTGGTATACATCCCAGAGCAAGCAGGGCGGCGTGAAATGAATCCAGAATACGAGAGCATTCAATATATTGGTAATAATGGATTTCAGGTATCAGTGTTTGCCGATGCTGCACACTTCAGAACGTTTGATGAGACGCTCGTGCTAGTTTTTTCAGACAGGAGCATATCGATTAGCAAAGATGACTACCTATTCAAGGACCGCGAAGGCAAGGTCGTAAGCGGAAATCCAGCGTAGGAGATATTGTGAGCAAAATGATCGAACGAAGTTATCTAGACAATCTCACGGGCCAACCCGAGGCGCGCTGTCAGTCTTGTTTCACGCCGGCAAAGCTGTATCCGGCGTTGAATACTCGCCTATGCGTAAAGTGCTTGGCGATTATCGCAACCTCAATACTTGATTCTGGATTAGCTGATGAGATTAACGCCCGGGCCCAGCGCGAGCAACGGGAGAAAGACGCGGCGATTGTGCGTCAGCTGATACCAATAATTCGTAATTATGCTGGTGATTGTGCCGACGAGGCCACAGCGGAAATAGAGGACTGTGCAAAGGAGATCGAATCAGATGGACAATAGCGTAATCATCGCACTGGTACTGATCGTCGCAGTATATTTGCTGCTGCGATTTTGGCCGCGACCAGACGCAACATGTATTACGAATTTCAGTAACGGCGCGCCTGATCAGATGATTCGCATAAGAACAAGTGAAGGCGTCGAAATTCTTGAGACGTTCTATTTATTTGCAGGCCACGAATTAACACTCATTGCTGTAGGTAAAGACGAGGCAGTTCATTGGGAGATAAAGCAAGATGCAACCTAACCCGCGCCATCAGCAGCCGCGAACATATCCGCCAGGACTTCCCGAGCTTCCGGGTAAGTTCCGCAAACAGCTTCCAGGATCAGCCGCTCGTCAACTTCCTTGCCAGATTTAATAAGCGAGTCTCGGACGAACTGGATACAGGAAAGGTATCGATCTCGCTGATCGTTTTCAATAACCTCGACACGCTGAAGGGGCTTGCCTTCAGTCCGGTCGAATATCTCTTTAATGGCAGCAAACCTTACACGGTCGTCGTTGCTGTGAAGAGCCAGTCGCAGCATCTCGTTGATGATTTGGTCGCGCACTAGAAACGGCGATTGCGGATCACCCTCAGCGGCCTTCCTGTCAGCAGCAGCTAATAGCTTTTTCTTGAGTTGACCAAGCAAATTCGGAGTGCGCGCATTCGTTGAACCTAAAGGATTTCCAGACACGCCCGGAAGCCAGCGATTTGCGTAACGACCGATTGACTGTGCATCAGATGACATTTGATTGATTTTAAACGATTGGGAATAGGGCGTAAACACCTATTTGCCGTGGCTGTGTTGGCGCAGGACGAATCAGAACCGAAAAGACGCCGGATATTATGGGGTTTTGCCTTCCGCATTTCCAGGTACATACTACGACCTTTTTCCGTTAAAGGCCACCGCTGCGAAACTGAATCGTCAAAATCCTTTTCGTCGCGTCATAATCAGAGTGCGCGATTGTCGAGGATGAATAATGTTCGTGTTTCATTTGATTTTCTCAATCCGGCTCTTTGCGTAGGCATTCAGAGATTTGCTGACGATCCGGTAACTGCCATCGTCCATGACATACGTGTCGAGGACCCCAGGGCAACACAGTTTCCTGACATCGCGCTTCGACATCCCGAGAAAATCCATTGCAAAGTTAATATTAACAGTTTTCTCATTAAGAAGATCGAATGCTTTATCTAGTTCTGTCTTCACGCGACCTCTGCTTTCTTCGGCCCCGGCTTTGTATTACGACATTTGATAGCGTTCACTCCCTCGAGGCTGAGCATCACCGAACGGCCGAAGCGCTTGAAATGCAAACCTTCTTCGAGTCCAAGTTCAGGAATCAATTGTCGAACTCGCTGTGGTGTGATGTCCTGTTGAATGCATTCTGGCACATCTTTGGGCTCAAAAACAAATTCCTGTTTCTTCATAGCGCCGATTATAAACCAATTCTTTTCGTTGTCAACATTATTTTCTTGACGATAACAATAGATGGGTATATAACATTGCTTCGGTCGAAAGGAAATCACAATGACTTTAACCATCTACCAGCGCACAATCGCAAACAGTTGGCGCAAAGCAGAGGAACATTACGACCTAACCATAGCCCAGGCAGTCGAGCGTATCAAAACGTGGACGCTCTGGGCCGCACTCCAAAAGGTAACGATCAGGATTGAGCAATCATAGAGGAGATACGCAATGACAACAGAATCAAGACGTGATCCGTGGGTAGCTGGTAGAAAAGATGCTGGGCACCTTGTGGGGAAATTGATCGGCGAGTTTTTCTTTGCCGATGATTTTTCAGAAGATAACAAAGGCTGGCAGATTCTTGGTCGGGTAAACCGCTATCTGTACGAAACCTATTATGCTTAGCAGCCGCGCATCACGGCGGCAGGGAGGAATCACGATGGCAATATATTCAAGATGGGGCACAGAACATAAACTCGTGGCCAACTGCGGCGAACAACGCGTAAAGGGATTTGAGATACCACTTACCCTATTGAAGACTGTCCGTGTCGAAGATGGAAAACCAGCTTTTCAGTTCGCCGCCTTCTTAAGAGCGGATAACGCCGCAGCGGAAATCGACGACGCGGTCAAAGAACTTCCAACGCTGACACTGACAAAGCACAATCTCAAAATAGCTATCCAGGAGGCTTTGTAGCAATGCTCCACCTAACCTGTGAAACCTGCAACCATTCTGCGCCGATCAGCGACCAGGATTACGCAGACGGTCGATTCTCGCTCAACTGCGAGTGTGGCGATACCCTGTGGATTGAGGAACGCCTGGAAAACACCTGCTTGCGCTGTAATCATCCGTCTGTCGATCCGTTCTGCGCTCAGTGTACGTTTGATCAGGTGATGAAGATCGTACCGGGAGGCGGGCGGCAGAATCTGATTGCTGAGACAGAATTTCAACATTTGACCAGATAAAGGAAGATACAATGAAAGTTTATGTTGAGGGCCGAACCGAAGACCCCACGCAATTCGCTGGTTCTATCGGCTCCAAAACGGCCGAGCTGAACGACGAACTGATAGAGGAAGCTGGATTACGCCAGCCACTAGAAGCGCTTGGTAAGCAACTATTGAAACAGTTCGGCGGCCAGAAAACCAGAGATTCTAAATTTGAGGTTATCGGCGTTAATTTTACGGGAATAGATTTTCAGTTCATCCTCGACCGGACAGAGAAGGAATAGCCCGCAGCGGCAGAGATTGGAGGATTATGCCAGTAATTCCACGCGGTAATTCAGTATCCTGTGACGAATGTGGCTGCACGGTATTGCCCAAGGAGGCTAACTATATCGGCAACGACGAGCAGGGCAATCCTATTTACATTTGCTTCGAGTGCGAGAGAGAAGCAGAAGAAGGACTAGTAGAGGATTGAAGAATTTATGATCCGTGGATGCGATTGCAAAACTCAACGCGAGGCCGAGCCACTCACGATAGATGATTTGACTGCCTGCGTTGTGTGTCATCAGCAAGTCAACTTCAGCGAGCCTGAAAATATCATTGCAGGCCGACTCTATTGTGCTAGGTGTATGCAACGGGCCCTCGTAATGAGTGCAGAGGTTTATTCACACACAAAAGGAAAGTAATTATGGCGGCAAATAACGAACTGAGCGAGAATAAAAGGCGCG